AGCTTGTAAGAATTTACGTATATCTCTACATGATTTAATTGTATCTTCTACTGGAGTATTATAAACAAAATAGTTAATAATTGCTTCGGGTATTATTTTAGGTTGTAATCCTCTTCCTAATTCAATATCAGTCAGAAAGAATCCTTTCTTCTTAATATTTCCATCAGATTCTACTCCAAAATAATCATTTATTGCTAACTGATAAAATGAAGTAAACTGTTCTGTTTCTAGAGTAAGCTTAGTAAGCTCTTCCCATTCTTTTAGTACTTGTTGTAATTTATCATATTTGTCCTTTTTTATCTTATATAAGATACCATCAGTATTAATCTGATATAACTTACATCCTAGATCTAAAAGTCTCTCAGCAAGCATTAAAAGTAGCAATTGACCGTTAATTCGTACTTGCATAATAGAAAATGGTGCATATAACCAAGATACTTCTTGTTGCATTTTCCCAGTTACTCCATTAAGCATATACTTGTACGTTTCATTTTTATTTTTTTGTTTTGTTCTCTTAAATTCTAGTCTTTCCTGAATAATTTCAGGATATACTTCTCTAAGAATGGATTTTAATTTGGGTGGATATAGTTCATATACTGCAATTAAACTTGGGTATAGTGAGTTAACATCAGAATCTAATAATAATTCATCTTCATTACATTTAATTGAACAGCAACCATTGTCACCATGTATACCTCCGACTCCAATAGTTACTTCCATTCCACCAAATATAAAAGTATTAATATAACCTTTTCTACCTGGAGACACATTGTGTTGATTTTTCATATCTTGCAATGCTTTTTGAAGTACTGGAGTATTAAACTTTATAAAAGGAAATATAACTTTTTCTAGATCTATACGATCCATAGGAGATTTCATATTCTCTAACTGGTCCTTACTAAGACCAGATTTTTGCATTACCTTTAATTGTAATAATTTATCTCCTAAATTTACTCTATCCAGACTTAAGCATGGTAATCCAAAATCTCTTTCAGTTTCTACTCGTATATCTAATAGTTTTTCACATCGATATAAAAGTTCTTCAGTAGATTTCACATCATTAATATTGTATGATATTAACCTATCCATATCCTTCTCTGGGAGATCTTGTTTCCAATCGACTATAAATTCTTCTACGTTTTTGTATTGCATAGTTACTTGCATCTCTTTTAAAGATACACGTAATGCTTTAGAGAACAACATTGTTAATAAGTCAATTGATAGAAAATTCTTAGTATATTTATACTCTTTCCATAATTCAAAATTAGAGTTTTTGTCTATTACAATTTGACTCATTCTGAATATAGATTCTGTTATTTCTCTTGTACTGAAAAACTCAAAATATCTTTTTCTATATAATGAGAAGATATAATTCAATACTGGATTATCATAGTGATGATTATTATAACCAACAAAATAACAATCCTGAGTAAAGTAATCAAGGAGATCTTGAATATCTACTTTTCTAGAAGATATTTCAAATACTTTAATTACTCCTGTTTCTGTATTCTTACAAGTACAAGTAAATATGTTCTTAAGAACTTCAATATCAAAGACTATACAGGTTTTGTCTTTAATTTTCATAGCTATAATTTATGTGATACGCCTTGGATTCGAACCAAGTTCCTATATAAGCGCTTATATAGACTGCCTACTTTTCCCTTATAGTTTCGGATTATTTGCGTACCAGATTGTGCGTTGAACAGACGCACCCCTGTTTCATAGACGAATATCAGCTTACGCTGCAGTTTTATCCTGTTTTTGTAAACGAGTAATAGTAACTCCGTCAATCTCTCGATATTTAGAGTTAACCATCTCCATGATACATACTTCAGGATTATCTGAATCATAAATAAAGTATCCTACCACTTTATCAGATTCTTTTTCCATCATTTTGTTGAAAGAATATTTTACGATATCCTTTAACTTATCTGGAAGACAGACAATAGCACCAACTCTATCTCCAGTAAGAGATGGTTGATCGATATATTGGGTTCTCACAATATAACGATGTTTACTACTATCTTGTTTTTTTGGTTGTTCGACAATAGGTCGAATTTCCACTTTGTTCTTTACTTTGGGTAATTGTATACCACCCTTAGAAAGGTACATTTGACGTCGTTCAAGTTTCTTTTTATTACGACGTTCTTGTGCCAGTTTAAAATGCTCAAGATCTTTTAATGTCTTTTGTTTCTGAGTAAGTTCTACTCGTTGAAGTTTCTCCATACGAGCTTTACGTTTCTCAGCAAGCATACTTAAACGCTCTTGCTCTGATTTAGCTCTTTTCTCCTGCCGTGCTTGATACGCTTTAGGATCTGCTGCAATTTCAGAAGCTTGTCTTTGCATTTCTGCTTTATAGGCTAAATAACCAGCTTTTCTAGCTTCTGCTGCTATTTTTTCTCTCTCTTCTTTTGTTGTATGTTTTATTTTATCCTTAATTTCCTTATGATGAATAAGCTTAATTGCACGCTTTTTATTACGTTCAATTCGCTCTTCCTTAGTAAGTTTCTGTCGCTTAGGATCAAAGTCTTCAAACTTTGTTTCCATAGCAATCATTTTTTCATCATGTTTTTTCTCGATCTCTTCATCGATAGCTTTTTGCTTTTTAGAAGTGTCCTTAGTAGGAATACTAGTATGAATCTGAATAAGCTTCTTCGCTTTCTCTTCTCGCTTCTTTAAAGCTGCCTCTTTACGCTTTTTAGCAGCTTCTGCTTTAAGTTCTTCTTTTCTAGTCTCCCAAGCTTTCTCTTGTTCTTCTTTAGCAATTGCTTTACTAAGAATACGATCAGCAAGTGCATTTGCATTTGCAATAATTTTCTCTTTAAGTGCTTTTACTTTATCTAAAGAGGATATTTTCTTTTCTGTAGATTTGATATCTTTAGTTTTCATAAATTTTGATAATTTTAATGTTAGTAAATAAGTTTTCGAGACTTGTGATTCGTCCGGGATTCGAACCCGACTTGCCAAACTCTTGTTCCTACTTAAAGGGAGCGACAAATCTTCCTTTTTATGCTGCCAAATACATGTATGCTCCGCTAGTATCTAACTCAGCTGCATCATTAAAGTCAGCAAGTTTCTTTTTTAAGCCATTAATCTCCAATTGAAGATTATTACGAAGTTTGTTTAGATAATCACGAGTAAGTTCCTCATTCTGCTTAAGATTCTTCTTACCCTTCTTCATCTTTAGGGTAGGATTAATCGTTGACTTCTCAATAATAATGCCTAATTGAACAAACTGTTCATTTTTCTCTGATAACTCAAAGATAATAGGATAAATACTATCTTTCGGAAAATCGCTACGTGATTTAAAACCGATATTGATACAAAACTGATCTAGCTTTGTCTGAATACGATCTATAGCTTTTTTATTAATATCATCTAATAATGCTTTCATATCATAATGACGTTTGAACCCATTCTCAACTAAGTTCTCTGTTCGAATGATCATCCAGTTATTAGTAATATCTTTATTTAACTTCTCTAGCTTTGCCTTAATTTCTGTTGATTTAATTTTCATATACAAATTGATTTTAAATTGTTAAACATCTATTTATATACTTGAATTATCAACTACCTGTGAGGGCGTATTCATCATCGATAATGACATCCTCTTCTTATTCTCGAGGCTAGCCAACCCACTTAGCATGTTATTATACATACCGTATTACGCCCATGTTATGGTAGAGAAATTAACTCATCTCTTTCTCTACCAGGAAATATCTTGAGTAATGTGTAATATCTATTCATCATTCATCACAGAATATAATTACCATTACTTATGATTTTCGATTTTATGGACGACGGAATAATACTTGCGATGGATTTGAAAAATCCACTACAATAGCTTGACCAGAATTGTCTTTTACTAATACTCCATTTATTAAAACATTTTTTCGATTAGGAACTCCTTTCTCAACTGTAGAGTTCTCTTCAGTCATTGTTTTAATATCTGAAGCTAATACAAAACGATATGCAACAAAAATTGCAGATATAGCCAAACTATAATTTCCATCTTTATAATAATTTGAGAAACGATCACACATATCTTTATATGCATCATCATTTCGACCACTACCCATACCGGTTATTATCTTAATTAATCTAAGACAAATTGTCTCAGGATTAAGTACATATTCTCCACCAAATAGGCGATTTAACCATGAAATACTCGTTTTACCAAGTGTTATCGATCCATCTTTATTGACTTTCTTATATTTTGCTACTTGCTTTTCATCTGTAAGTAGCAATTGATCTACAAGAATAGGATCACTAAACATGTAAGTTAAATCTCTAAACGCCCACGGACTTATAGTAAATCCCTGCTCGGACATAGTAATTAGATATTAACGTCAATACCTAACTCTTTCATCCGAGTCCGACAAGCTGTAGCCTCAAGCTCATTTGCCTCGGCTAAAGTTCCACAGAACTTCATCTGAGCATTCAAGAAGCTCTGAAGTACGTTCTTCTCATCCCGGTTAAGGGCCATAACTTCCGGTACTAATTTAACATAATCTACAAAGATAGTAATTTCTTCTTTGTTAGACCGTTCGTACTTCTCAATTGCTGCTTTAACAGTAGAAGCTGACGGTACCGGAATAACTTTCGTAATGTCGTCAATATTGGCGATATCGAGCCGTAATTTCGGATCTTTATTGAACTGAACTTTACGTTCGTTACTCATTGATTCTACTAACTCGACTGAAGTTACCTCTATCGGTCGAATTGAGTATAGATAAATGGGCCGACTTAGAGTCAATGCACCATTCTTTTTATCTTCTGAATAATTTGTATCTACTGGGTTCCGTTCTACTACTAAAATATATTTACCCAGAGTTGCGCCACATTGTGCGGCATTAATACGCATATAATCCATAATTTGTTTCCTCCTTGATTTCGTGGTTGATTCCACCAACGAAACATTTTAAATTGTTTTTAAAAGATTAATAAACTCAAATAAAATAAAAGAACTTCTTTACTGGAGTATTTCCTAAATAGGGGATGTTGTTGCCCAGGTGCCTGTTATCTTATCGCCTACGTCAATTCAATGACTACTCCTTGAAATTATTCTTTATACTTGATAAGCTTATTAGATTCTATTTCACTCTGTAATTCTGCTATTGCTATTACTCTAGCACTCCATAGAGACACATTTAAGTAGATACTTCCTCTTCTTAAATGACACTTTTTCATCTAGTGCATTATGGAACTAGTCTTACTCTAGAATTATCCAATTATACTTTTCATATTAACTAATGAAGGTTCGTGTCATGACTAACTGTCCCTTACGCTTGCCCAACATCAGACTAATGAGATCTTACGACATTAATTAATAAGTCACAAGATCAATACGTTTTTTACTATCTTCTACCGCTGTATATTGATAGGGATATGCACATGCTACTAGTTCTTTACATTTCTAGGCTTCTCTAGCAAACGTTATATCTTTGTCAATACAAATATACTATTATTAGTATGTGTGTCTTAAATTGGCTTAAACACACTGATAAGATATAATAAACCATATAGGATTACTTTATCGAATATTCCACATATACGGTCGTTTTAGGAACGTTACCAAACCCAACACTTCTAGTCTTTTCACCCTAAAGTGGTTGCCACTCTATTCTTTCATATGCAGTATACTGCCCATATGACCTTTTCGAGGATTTTTCTGTTTTACAAGCTCGAATATTGAGGACTTTCACCTACTTTCCATTTACTCTTACTTATAAATAGGTCTATAAGTATTAGTTCATTTTCAGTCACTCTTAAAGATTTATAAGTTTCAATGAAACGCTTTATACCGATCATATGATTTATCATCATACTCTAGTATTCATGCACGAAGCAATAACGGTTGGCTTGTTGAGGGCGCAGTCAGAAAATGGTTTACCTTATCCTACAAATGATAGGCTTTTCCTAGCGAGGACTTCCTCAAATTTTATTTTAACTCGGGATTTTGGCCCCTACGGTGTTAAACATGTTAATACTCTCTAATATTCTTTATTTAAGAGGAAATATGACTCTCGGGCCAGTGGTGAATCTTTGGATTCAGTAGCTCTATGTTAATAGACTTGAACTTAGCCCATTGACTTTACAAAAGCCCTACTTTCGTTATATATTTTAAAGAAAGCATACTAAACTTTGCAGGTTTCTCGGATATCAACCGACGGACTCTGTTAGCCGACGTCAAAAACTTTATATTAGGTAAGTCAAACCTGTTTTAGATACATATAGTGTTACTATATTACAATCTTGCCAAGAATTATTCTAAAACTTGGATTAACGTTTTGGTACGCTTCACCAAACCTCTGCGTTTCCATTTATTATCGTGATATAACTCATGCAGTAAACACAATCACGTTGATACTAATAGTTCTATAAAGTATAGGTTTGGCACCTAATCCGGATAATCTGTCATACTATTTATAGAAATAAGTCTCGAATTCATTTCTATTTCCTAGTATGGATCATAGCCACTCAGCCATATGAATCCTTAGTAATAACACCAACTGTTGACCTTTACTTCTAAGAGTAAAAGTTGTAGTAATTGATTCTACTTTCTTTAGATTCGTAGCACCTTATAGCACCCTCTATTAAATATCTAATCTCCTTCATAACTACACTTCCCCTATATTCTTTCATATAGGTGTTTCAGCACTAATGTAGTGAACACTGAGATAGCAAATTTATTTAACCTATCCAAATTAATTAAAGTGGATTTAGTAAGGTAGCTTTGGACACTACCCGGAACTTAGTCAGTTCTTTGTTGAGTAATTCTATCACCCTTTGTGATAGTTGCAGTTGCTGTTTAAAGTCCCTTCTTGATTTCAGGATTGGTTTCCTCCACGGACTTCTAATGAAGTTTACTATTGTCTTTACTCTAAGACTTAATAATTACATTGTCACCTATAATTATTAATAGCTGCTGAAGCAGACTCCATATATCGTTTATCTTCTACGTTTCCCTACTTTATCGGTAAGCGTATTGAAGTGTCTTCTCTTAGTATATTCGCCAGACGGTTCTCAATATCTATAGAATGGATTGATATCTACACTATTCCATTTTCTTATTAACTTTTCTAGAGTAAAAGGATATACTCATTAATAAGTTATCATATTACCTTTTGAATTGCGTGTTAGCGCTATCATATTCTCATATCCTGTTTTCCTTGTCTATATTATGCGATTCGTTGATCAGACTTGTCCAAACATAATATACGCTGTCTTATTGCTTTTTAAGTGTACAGCTACAATACCACTCTCCTTCTTCTTACTACGGGTAAGGAGTCGTTTGACCCGACAGCTTTTATCTTTAACTGTTATATTATACACCATGCAAAAAGTAAACACATTATAAAGAAGATAATTAAGCCTACAAATGCTAATTTATCTAATATATTATTATTTGCTTTCATCTCTCTACGCTTTTAGGAATCTGAACATCTGGTACGTGAAAGCGAGGAGTAGGTAGAGTAAACATCACTACTTTCTCCAAATATTCAGTTTTTGTTTCATATTCTTTCCTTTCTTTAACTGGTTTCTTTACTACCTTTTCCACGATTTTCGTGGGGTGATTAATGGTGACATCAATGTTAGCGATCGGCATATCGCTTTTTACATTGGAAATACCTTTATTAAGATCAATCTCTAAGGATAAATTATTCTTAGGATCGAACTTTAATGCGGGCAAGTCAAGTGGTTTTACTTGATCTGCCCGAACCTCTTCTACTTGAAAGAAGTTCGTATTATAGGATAATAATATACCTACAATAGCAAATGACACGTATGTAAGTAAATTGCCATGTCTACTCATTTTGATAATGATTTATAGTTATTTACTTCTTCTCTTCCATCGGTTTCTCGTCTTTCTTAGGATCTGCAGTTTCCTCAGATTTCGGAGTTTCCTTAGGATATTCGCTTTCTGTATATAGATCGAAGGCTGCATCCTTGTCTACGTACATGTTACGAATTTCGATCATTTTATTTGTTGCATTGAGCATGAACTTCGGATCTGCCATAGGAACTTCGGTCTTATAGGCTTCATAGAATTTGTTCATGATCTTCTTAGCGAGTCCTACTTCATATGATTTAGGATCGTCAGTATTAACAACTAATTTACTTAGTTGCGGTACTTGTAAGAAGAAATCTCGAGTAGGCTCAAGGATTCCATTCTTAACTGCTGTAGTTTCGTCAATTGGCTGTTTAGAATCCGCATTACGAACACGAATAAACGCTTTAATTAAATCAACTACTTCATCCTCACTCAGAACTGGAAGATTATATTTTACAGTCGAATGAGCGAAAATTGGATTATGATCTGCTATAAGAGAACTAACAGTTCCCTGACATAGACCACGTACTAATGCTGTAGATTTATTACCTAACAGGGTAACAGCATCTTCGAATAATGCACCTAATCCAATCTTGTTCCAAGTTTCCTTTTTTGCTTCGTCTGGTTCTTGATTCTGTCGATATAATCGTACTTTCATCAATGCCTCGCTGAAACGATTTGGAAAAGGGGAGTTCTGCTGTGATAAGATATAGGATAATCCATTCTTTACATCATTCTCATCCTTCCACTTAGCAGCATCTAACTCAGGAACTACAGGAGCTTTTTTCTCTTGTTTAATTTCCTCCTTAGCTTCTTTCTCTGTTTCTGGAGCAATGTCCTTGAATGATAAGGTCATTTGCTTACCATCATCAGATACATGATGAGGAAGCATTGTAACACCAATATTATTAAATGTATTAATAACATCTTGAACAATGACGTCATCATTTGGAACTGCAAGACCTAATTCAAGCTTTTCTTCACGAGCCTGAATAGAAGCCTTAGTCATACCCCAAGCAAGATTATATGTGAAGGCTTGCTCCATCTTAATCGTTGCTGGTTCACCAGATTTCATTCCGGCTATGTGACGCTGAGCTACTTCTAGTAGTCGAGCATAACCATCGCCAGACATCCTCTGATGTGGTTGTAACTTAATGTTGTTTAAGTCGATTTTTGAAGGAATCTCTTCCTTTGGCTCCGGCTTAACCTCTTCGGTTGCAACTGTTTCTATAGTTGGATCTACAGGTGGTGGAGTTTGTTTTCTCTCCTCTTTTTCTACCTCAGGCTTCTTTACTTCCTTTGGTTTTTGTGGATTATTTACTTGAGTTTGTTTTGCACTCTTGTTATCCTTTACTTCAGTATCCTTTACAGGAGCTTGCTGAGTTGTTTTATTTTTCTTATTAGACATGATTCAATTGATTTGTTTACTGTCCTTTACAGTTTTAAATTATTAAAATAACTAATGATAGAAATAGTAATGATCCCGAAAATAGTTAGTAAGCTAACTTGAATCCTCGTGATCTGGTGACGCTCTAGTTCTAGTATGAACTAGAAGATTTTCTCCTTGTTGTTGGTCTCCTTGGTCTCTAATAAACCACATATAAGCCTTACTTACAGACTTAATTGTTGCAGTAATCATTGGTGTCACTCCAACGATTTGCAAAGCCTGTATGGGCATGTGGTTTACTACAGAGACCTTTTCTATTTGGTCCTTTTTAGACTCGATATTACGAGTCTTACTTTGGATACCAAATCCAACAACAATCGCAAATGCTAGTGTCAATATTAAATTGATACCTAGCTTTGGGCTACCTTGTACTCTAGCGATTGCTACAATCACTAGAATTAAAGCAACAATCATAGAAATGAAAGTCATTGTTGTCATGTTCTGTTAATTTTTTGAAAGTTTATGAAAAATTTCTCTCAACCTACGTTTTGCCTTATTCAAATCGGACTTCACGGTACCGATAGGAATTCCAAGCTTAACACTCAGTTGATCGTAACTAAGACCTTGATAGTATCTTAACTCGAGTAAATTTCGATACTTAGATCTTAGGCGAGATAATGCTATTCTTAGAAGCTCAATATTCTCCGTTTTAATCATATCTGACTCGGGATCTGGAGCTGTCTCTTCTAATTGAATAGTATTTGTCTCATTATCTATGCTGAAGTTCTTACATAAATCCTTTGTGGCTCTTATATGATCAATAGTAGTATTAACTGCTATTGTCTTAAGCCACGCTTCGAAGCTAATAGGATTTACATAAGAACTGAGTTTACTAAAGGCTTTTATAAATGTGTTACTCAATAGATCTTGAGTAAGTTCATCATCTTTGACTATATCAAAGATAATATATCTTATCAGTCTATGATACCGTTCATATAACTGATTAAAAGCCTTATCATCACCGTGTTTTGCTTGTTCAATTAAGATTTTTTCTTCTTCTTTCATATAACAAGCATTAGTTAGTGGAAACTAGGGGAGTCGAACCCCTAGAATCCTTTGTTTAGAACGCCCTCTGCGACGACACAGCTATCTCGTCTGAAAGTAGGCAAATCTTATTACACTTCCTTATTTCTAAACTAAAATGGAATACCTAATATATATCTATAATAATATGTATCATATACATATTTACGTATCCAATAACATTGAATTAAGTTATCAAATATTTCATCAGAATATATTCTAGGTAATTCTATTTTGTCTAACATTGCTACAGCAATTCTTAGTCTTACTAAGTCTGTAGTATGTTTGCTCCCTATCATCTTATTAGGATGAAAAAGACGTTGAGATATCCAAGCAATCCATTCTTTAATTTTTGCTTTTATCTCAATCCAAGTACGCCAATCCATATTATCTGGACATACTGAACAAAATTTTCCATCTGGAGTTTTAATCCAACCAAAATATTTTTCATATTCTGATCCAATTATTCCCCAATCCATACAATAACCTTCATCTTCTCTAAATACTGGTAAAAAGTTTTCACATTTGCTAGTATTTTTAAAAAGATCTTTTATTGTATTACAGAGTTCGCCTCGTTGATCGAAGATTTTATCTCTATTTTCTTCCATTTATCGTCTTCTAAATAACGAATATTTATTATATCAAATAATTTTTCTGCTTCTTCCCAAGATATATGTAATTTACCTTGAATATCTGCAGTAACAGCAATTTTATTTAAATTACCATCTGGTTGAATATTCTTTATACTTATGAATTCTTTATATTGTTCATCAGTATATTGAATACTACTAGATTCTGTGTTTCTTTCTTCTACTTTACTTGATTCAATTTCTTTAGATAGAAGAGTAAATTCAAATTTAGTAGGATCTTCCAAAATCTGTTCAACTATTTTATGATCTCTTTCAATAAGACCATTAGCAAATGAACTTAGTGAAATACTATTTGTGATTCTTATAAATGGTTCCTTACCATTTAAAGACAAAATATATTTCTGTTCACTGAATAAATCTTTAACAATATATACTCCTGCTTTCATTTCTTAATTGATTTATAATATGTGTCAATAACTCGACTTGCTGTAAGCAAGTCAACTCCAAATTCTTCTTGGATTAGACGATTCTTTTCGAAATCATCACATGGTTCATCCATTATCTTCTTTAATTTCTCCTTTTCACCGGGATTATCAAAGTATATCCAAAATGTTAGTCTCATATTACTCAGGAATTAAGAATGGAATGTTTTCAAGTTTTAGTATCTCATTATATACTTTATTCCATTGTTTTGGAATATTGTATGTTTTATAAGAACTTCTATGCTTTTTGGGATTGTGGTAATAATCCCACCAAGACCTACTTAATACAGTAATTTGAGGAAATTTCTTACTTTTTCCTTCATTCTTAAGTAGTAATACAATGTTCGATTTACTAGTTATTAAACTCTTTGCAGATGTTGCTTTTGTTACATCTGCTCCTAAGTTCATTAACATTTTAAGGAAACTAACGACGCTTTGTCGTGGTCCTGCTAGTATACATTCTTTATTAAATGATACTAATCTTTTTTCAGCTATTTTCTCATCCATAAGCTTTTTAAAATAATTAAATAAATTGTTATCTAGGTGGGATTCGAACCCACAATCTCCTGATAAAATCCGGGGCTTTATCCAGTTAAGCTACTAGACACCCTCACTTTCGTAGTTAGCACGTTGATTTACGCTGCTCCTAGAGCAGTGTAATCAGTGACAAATGTATTGCCATTTAAATTTAAAGTGAACCTATTTTACCTTTCACTATTAGTCAAACCCGTTCATCCCCGTATATTTAATATCGAAACAGAACATTTCCACACATTATTTCGTTAAATAATAAAAAACTTAATATTATGTTAAAATATAAACGAAATAGAAAATTAATTCAGTTAACGTGTGATAACTGTGGAAAACTATACGATAAACCAATTACAGAATATAATCGTAATATACGACTAAAAAGACATAATTTTTGTTCTAGATCTTGCGCAATTAAATATTCTAATAAGATAAATAAAAGAAAAGGTAATCCTCAATATTTAATTGCAGATAATCGTAAAGATGAATTTACACCTTTTAGATATTACTTAAGAAATGTAAGAAATAGATTTAAATTCTTTAATTTAACTTTAGAATATTTAAAAGAATTATGGGAAGAACAAAAAGGTATTTGTCCATATACTGGATTACAATTACAGTTAGCGACATATACTAAAAATCATAATAATCCTATTTATACTGCGTCTTTAGATAGAATAGATTCTTCTAAAGGATATGAAATTGGTAATGTTCAATTCATATCTACTGCAATAAATTATATGAAAAACACAATGTCTCACGAAGATACTCTTAAGCTATGTAAAATAATAGCTGAAAAGTATAGTGGAGATGGAGGCATACGATAGCCTCGTCCTAATAGTTTCCAATAAACCTAATAAGATATATCACAGTTCTTATGATATAAATTTTGAAATAAACATTTTTATGAAAGATAGTAGATAAAGAGAGATCACTCTCTCTTTACCTTATAAATCTATAGTAATAGTAAGTATTCTTTTTTATATAAGCGTATTTTCTGTAAGCATGCGCAATGCGACTTATGTCTTATCCCTAAATACATGCTTATCTCTTTAAAAAAGAATAATCTTAGGCATATAGCTCTCTACTACTATAGGAAAATGCCTTTGATAGATCTACAGAATTTGAAGTTTATCTTATCATCAAAAGATCATAAGCATCAACTTCGGCATATAGCTCTAATTCTGTGTGTGATTTGATATCATTACTATACTTAACTTACTTACGTAAGCCTATCACTAGGTCTCGACTCAAGGTTCTAGCGATTCAGCAGTACTTACGGTGTACTTTTCAAGTGATAGTAATGATCTCAGGCACGTGATCAGTGGCTCAGAATTTTCCACTCTGGCTCAAGGCTCTTGAGTATCTTGTTAATTCAAGATAATCTTATTCTACTCCAATTCGAATAATTAAATCGTGGTATTAATCTCTTTCTAGAACTAAATATACGGAAAGAGATTGGGAGGCCTCTCGGACACTCCCAACTCTGATTTCGGAGTTAAATTACTGGATTAATATCTCCAATAATCCTCACCGTAGATAGCACGCTTAGCGTCACTGACGGCTTTATCACGCTTCTCTTCGGCTTCCTCAACGGCTTTATCATATGCACGATAATCTCCGTCGGACTCAAATTTTGTTTTAGCTGTAGATACAGCTGTCAAAAATGCTTTTTGAGCTTCTTCTTTCTTACGAGCCATACGAAGTTCTTTTAATGCTCGATCTTCTGTAGACTCTGCGTTTGATAAACGACGTTCAACTTCACGGGTCTCTTGTTCTAACTTCTTTGCAGCGATATTCTCTTTTGCTTTGTCTACTGCGGAAGTGTTTACTTTACCCTGATTGTTCTCTTGCTCTTGCATTTTTGCATCTAAATTAAAATCTGCCATAATTTTTAAAATTTTGATAAGTTAATAAAATTGATTTTTAAATTGAAATTGTTATTATTTACTTTTTGGTATTAACATATAATCTAAACCAATAATCGCTACCTTCTGATGTACTACTCCAGCTAATAGTGCCGTTAATAATCTCTTTATTACTATAATTACTATGAGCGATTCTATGTACACATCTAATTAGTTTATCAGTGATATCTCTACTTCGCAATATTTGATTGGTGACATTTTTTACATATCTACCATAAGCATTATTCTCTTCAAGAAATTGCTTAAAACTAGGATTCTCACTAATTGCACTCTTTATTGATCCTTTTATATCTTTTTTACAAAGTGTAGAAGTAATAGGTTGTCCTCTAGTAGAAACATTGCTAATACCGCTAGTATTAGCACCTTGATAAATAAATTCTTCAAGTGTCATTACTTTTTATTTTTTAGTTTTTCGTATACCTTTTGGTATGCTACTTGAAATTCTTCTTTAAATATCTCTTTAAAGATATTACATTGAGAAGGATACATATTAACAAATTCTTCATCTGTTAATCGCCGACCTACAGTACCGTTGTCAATAACGGTTTTTCTGATAACTCTACCTTTTTCTTCTTTAGGTATTTTTATCACATTGTATCTTGTTCCAACTTTTCCATTGGAGCCACAAATTACTTTGTAGCGAGTAATTTCAGGTACAAAGGCTACTGTTACTTTTCCATCAGCCCCCTTCGTTTCTTTCTTTACTCCGGATTTTGTCTGCCCTACAGATAGTATCGCAAGTATGCGAGTGCTTACGTCTCTATCCTGTGCAAAACATACTACTTTTTCTTTTTTGATTGTAGCATTCGCCTTGCGAATACGCACAGTCTCCATTTTTCTTTTGCTTCGCATTTTAAATAAAATTGATTTTTATTACTAGATAGTAGAATTGTATATTCTTTGTATTTTATTATATACTTCTTCTACTGATTCGATTACTCTTACACTAAAACCGCATTTAAGTAATACACAAGTGTACAACTCTTCTTTTGCTTCATCATTATTACAAGAGGCTAAACCTACTTTCTTAGGTAAATCCTCTCTTTCTGAAGTTGGAGTTATTGCAGCAATTTGTTCTATATCAATTAGTATACGTTCTTCATGGTTTAAGTACGTAATTTTCTTTGATAAAGATTTACTAAATGCAGAAAGTTCTATAACATTTTTTATTTCCATACTTTTAAATAATGAATCGTGGCATAGTCTTTGTTTTCTTATCGTATGCTGCCCCCTTTACTTTATTAGCGTACTATGCATCTTCACATAGCTTTGATTTGCTGTAGGACTCTGGGCTTATTCACGATTCGGGGATAACCACCATATTAATAAAAAATTAAATTATATGATAACTGGCGAGTAATCAATAAATTTCTTTTTTATTCTTAGTACCCTTTTTATAGGGTTCCATTTTAGGCTTAGGACGTCCTTTTTCAGAACGTCCTTGTTTTACTGCTTTACTTTCTTTCCACGTTTTAGACATAGCTCTTAAAAACTTTAACAATTTCAGGTAATGCCTCAATGTAGTTAATACAAAGATACTCTTTTTCCTCTTTTTTGAGAGGATTGTTAAATAAGAGAACTAAGTCTCTAGTAAAAGTAGGATTACGTAATAAGTAATTCTGTACTTCTACTTGCCATGTAAGACCTCCTCCTGTAGATATTGGTGTACCTACATTCTGAAGTAAAACAGAAACTTGCTCGATTAACTTAGAATCGAATCTAGGAAATTGACGTCTCAGTTCTTCTTCATTTAATGAAGTAAGAAATTCTGGATTATCTCCTTCCTGTTCCTGCATAAAAACAAGAAGTGCTCTTTCAAGCATTTCTTTTACTTCTTGTTGAGACCAAGAAGTTGGAATCTGTACAAGACATAAATTATTTCCTGTAGTTCCAATAAGATGTAACTGTTTCATTTTTGATAAATTTAAGTTATAACTTTTAATGACGTCTCCGCATGTACAACTACGGAGAAGATTTTGATTGAACGATTGTTGATTAACAACAACTCATATTGTACTATGAGTAACTAATAACAAGTGTCATCGTGAAGTTTTACGTCTGCAAAATAAATATTAAAAAACTCTTACGTAAAACTTCTTATAATCGGCTATCTAACATATTTTACGTTATAGCAGAATTGTATTGCCAGTACAATTCTTATTAACGGCATGATTTTAACGTCCGCACGATCATAGTATTTGCAATTATCAGTACTAATTGGAACAATTGCCATCCTTCTTCTCCCGCATAAAAATACTACTTACGCCCCACATGCTTGTCATCTTCTGATGATCTAATAATAAAAATATGCACTACCTTCACAGGCAATGCATATAAATGAATTATAAGTCAGAAATTCAAAAAAGTTATTGCAATCATGATCATTTAATACTATCTATTACCGTAATTGGTACTTTGACAGCTTTCTCACTTTCTTTTTCCGGCCTATTTACTTCAGTCTTTATTTCCACTTTAGCATTCTTAGCATCTGGACCTGTTATTCCCGGCATAACTTCTTTTAACTGCATACTAATATAATAGTTTGTATTACGGAGATACTCTTCAGCAATCTCTTCATACGTTGCAGTTGTACCTATTCTATTAAGAATAGTACGTACGATTTGTTCTGGAAGTTCCATACACAAATCGTACAATTCCATGTCATGCTTTTCAACATTCCAGTCGTTAAGTCTTTCTTCCAAAGTAGGAATAATGATCTCAGTTTTAGTTGATTCTGAAGCTTCTTTAGCTTCTGTACCATGGTACTTATCGTACCCATACCATAGGATTCCTCCCAATAGTACGATGCAAAGTAGCCCAATGGCTACGTCTCGAAACTTGTTCATAGAAATAATTGATTTATTAATAAAACTGTGCAATATTGCCTTTTTAATCTTGTTGTTTTTGTTCTTCCTCGTATAAATACTTTTCTATTCTTTGAGATTCTTTATTAATTAAAATAAAGAACAAACCTAGTATAACACCCATACCTAATGAGGTTATTATTAACTCTCCTGTAATAGCTATGGTGTAGATACCCCCAGCTACTACTACCAATAGTAGTAACACATATAAAAGACATTTTAATGAAGATTTATTTAAAGGATTCATAAGCTTGTAGAAATTGTTTATATGTACCTAACATATCCATTAATAAACCACGACATTTACAAAGATGGTTGTATTCTTCTTCAGTAAGAATATATACTGAACCCACTTTTACTACATTTGGAGTAATTTCTTGTATATTACGAGAATTATTTGTAGTATTTATATTTTTTGTACTTTGTGATTCTATTTGTGGTTCTACAACAGACATCACATTTTTAATTTCTTCTTCTGAGAAAAAGGATTCACCTATAGTTCCACATACTTCTGCTACTTTAATACAAATAGCTTCATAAGTTTCATTATCTCTGAGTGTGTAGTAAAATTCTCCAGAATCTACAGCAATTTTAGCTGTTTGTAATTCAAGACCAAAAATTACCTTTAATGCTTTTAACCAAGCTATTTTAAATTTCGCTTTTTTAAAGTTGAATTTAATTTTTGTTACCATATTGATTATATTTAATGTTAATAGTTTTCATAAATAATCCTAAGTAGATCATAAGCCACTAACGCCGCCAAGCTGTTACATGTATCTACTTAGGATTTCAATTTAATCAGTATGTGTTTCACAACAGATACATGAATAGAGTTCTATAATTCAACAAGTTTGTCATTTTTAAAAGGGAGAAATAAATCTCCCTTACCTGATTATGGATAGATCTGTAAGAAATGATCTATATAACCGGGTTTTGTTGCAATATATACCCTATATCCTCCACCTAATTTAAATAGGTCAAAGTCTTTTTTGGGTATTTGCGTAGCAACAGTTTCTACATCTTGTTTCCAATTAGTATCGAATAATCGATATAATTGATTATGAAGATTGTCCATGTATGAATACATGCACTGTTGCTTGGATGCGATAGCAGTATTGATTACTACACCGTATCCTCTACTTAATTTATAAGCTAATTTAATTGCATCAAGCCAACTTAAATTAAGCTCTTTTTTAAGAGTCACAATTCTCTTATATAGAGATATACTACGACTCTTTTTTTTCTGAATTATTATTCTTATCATATTATTAAGTATTAATGATTCAGATTTAAAGACATTAGCTTCGGTAGCCGTTGGCATTCGTTCAGCCCGGCAATTTAAACCTACTAGACCCTAGAACCGCTAACTTGTGTATTAATCAAAATGCGTATGAAGTAGTGTAGTTAGTTTCGATGAGGTTGTCTTTACTCTAGGGAAATTATATGCGTATTTCACAATAGGCATATAATAAGTTGTCAAATCTTTGTTGTCTTTAGAAGGCATATAATATAATGTAATTAAGAATCTTCTTAAGTAATACACACGTGTTTCACAACAGGTATGTATTTAATGCAGACATTATCTTTATTAATCAAAAGAATAACGTGATTACTTTAATCCTCTTCTAACATCATCTATAATACCATGAAAAATACTAACATTTACTTTATCCTTAAATTCAATATATGTAAATAATATTACACATATTGGATATAGGATGGGATCGTCTAATAGTATTAACAATACTATCATATAGAGAAGTACTCTTAATACTAACCAAATGAATGATATTATCTTTTTCATATATTGAATAATTTAACTGACTTTGCATTTACTTAGGCTTGTCACTAATCGTGGCTGTATTACGTTAAATTAAAAAGGAAGTTGTGTATCACTTCATACACTGGGTGGTTTGTTATTCATGTTTAATAACTTTAACACCAAAATAGACACCAATTAAAGTTGGTATTATGTACAGTAATATATTAGTTACTGCATAACGTGGTTGACTTATTGTTATTACTGTATAAAATAATAATACTAACAATAGTATGCCAAATAGAATGTAATTGAGTGCTTTCATTTTCTTCTATATTTATTGTTAAATGTATCTACTGCTTTTTCTCTATTAGGAAAGGTAGTTATTACTAATTTTCCTTCTTTTTCAAGTATAATAGACCATTCGAAAGCGTGCTTTCCAACTAGGATAACTTTACGTCCTAGTGCATCTTCTACTATTGCCCTAACTGTGGCATCACAATTTGATTTGTGATATTTTCTTTTGCTCATGATATTATTTATTAAATGAGTTTATTGCTAAAAAACATATTCCAACAAATATCCAATAAGCTAATGACCATTCGAATATCATATCTAATATTGCTGAGAATTTCGCTTTTGGATCTAATCCTATTGATAATAGGTATAAACATGACATTATGTAAAATCCTATTGTTGCTTTTGTTCCGTTACTCATGACCGATTTTGTTTATGTTCTAAATTACGCTATATATTATATAAATTACTAATGGGTTTATTGTGAAAAAGAGTGAAAATGAGGGGAGAGGAAGGTTTTTACCACCTTCCCTCCCACTTACTCATTACAACTCATCGTCATCCACTATTTCACCCTCCAACAATGGATTAGACTTCTTCTCCTCAGCTGCCTTAGCTGCTTCTTTAGCTGCCTTAGCTGCTTTACGCTTAGTATCATACTCAACATAATCAACAATGCGCTGAGAATTGTTGTACAAGTTCTCACCACGCTTGATAAGACTTGCGTCAGACTTGATACATTCGCCTTCGTCAGTACACAGTGCATAGATGAAGACAGAGTTATAGATGGAAGCTACTTTTACTTGCTTACCGTCTCTTTCCTTAGTCTCAGTGATGATTTTACCATCATTGTCCTTACGGATGAAGTCAGGAAAGCCTGTTACTTCAACACGACAGATTGGCATAACTTCACCAACAGTTTCCTCTAACAGCTTGAAGTATGTATCTTCATGCTCTTTGGTACTACCATATGCAGCCATTAACTGCATCACAACAGGTCTAGTTTGCTCTTGCAGCACCTTTCTTAGACCTGCTTGTCTGAACTCGCACACTGCATAGCGTGCTTTGCCGTCTTTGGAGGTTTTTACCTCTACTTTCGTAAGTTCGTAGTTCTTTACGTCTTTATCTTTGATAGACAAATCCATAGCATTTTACGGTTACCTATACACCATAAGGTTTTATTAACACATTAACTCTTTGACGGGGGATTTCCCCTACTTGTTAGGAGAGGGGACTTGATATTGTACTGGTCCTCACTCTCAATTGCACACTATCAAAATTTTTATAATATTTTATTTTGGTTCCCGTTCTCACTAATACCCCCAAAAATATTTTTTATAAAAAATTTTTACAACACTTATTATTCATTTTCGTTCTCTAATTAGAATTTAAATAACAGCAATATGATATTTGAACAAGAACTAAAAGATAAAGGATTTGAAATTAAAGATAATCAACTCTATTATGAATTTAGTGACTTTGAGCTATTAAGAGCTAGAGTAAGTGAATGGGATTGCGCTGATGGTACTAAAGCTTTGAAAGTATCAGATCTTAGGTTAATGAATCCTATGGAGGAAGGTATGGCTCATATGATGATTTCATATTCACTTTACTTTAGGGATATTAACAAATTTTATGAATTATTAACACTTTTAGGTTATAAGATACGTTAAAAATAGTTAAATTATGTTAAAAGAATTAACAGTTAAAGAGGTAGAAACTATCCTAAGTAAGGATAATAATGTGTATGGTATACATAGTATTGGTGATCACGTGTATAAAATACCAGGTTTAGGGTATACAGGACCTAAAGGAGCTACTAGATTTGTAAATGAATTAAGGCAACAAGTTAATGAATTAACTACGAAACTCTCGTAGATATGTTAAATAATCATAAATAATGTTAAAATGACACATTGTGAATGGCTAGAAGAACATGGTTTTATTAATATAAAAGACCATTGGAATGGTAATTGGAACTATAAAACTTATCAGAAAATATATGAAAATGGTGATCTCATAGAAGTAGACATTGAAATAGATTCAGAAAATGATTTTATGGATGAGTACTTGGTAAATTGTGAGTTATTCTGTAAGAATAAAAATGGTACTCATGATAGCTTTACTCTAAAATAAAAATTTATTATTAAAGAAAATGGAACAAAATTAGATTATAATACGTTCCTACATCCAGAGTAGGATATAATAGTAGTTTAAAATGCAATTAGTAGTAATATAAACCATTACTCTTACTCTAGATAACTGCAGTATATAATATATTATTATCAAACTATATCATGATGAATGAACCAAAATACTTAGAAATGATTAGACAAGGAGTTGTTAACATAAATGGTGATGATTTTAAAATAATCAGAGCATATGATGGATGCAGAGGGTGTTATTTTAGACAATTTGAAAACTTTAGTGGATGTCTAAATAATGTTGCACAAGGTATTTGTTGTAGTGCTGGTGGTCATATTCTAAGAAAAATTTCAGAGTAATAGAACAAAAATTAATTAAGTACGTTTAGCCAGTATGGAAAATCAACAGGACATATTAAAGACCGTTATAGACGGTTTAGTGTATATCCCTACTAAGGATATGATAGTTAAGCCCTTAGAGGATGAATACGTAGAGAAAGAAATTATTAAGCCAGTAGAGACTGGTAAAAAGGACGAAAATGGTTATGATATCAATGATACCGAAACAGTTAAAGAAAAGGTATTAACTACGTTCAGAAAAGGTATTGTATTACGTCTGCCATCTGGATATCAGTGGCAAGATGAGAACAATCATCCTGAAGTAGGTGATGTGGTAGCATATCCTAGGAAAGCATCGATTGATTTTGATTTGTTTAAAGATAGTCAATTAGTAAATCCTTATAATGTAGTAGCCTTTGTAAAAGGAGAAAAATATTTTAAAGACTAAGCGTAGTCTTAATTAATCGTGGTTGTAGTTGGATGTACTAGGGGTTAGCATAAAGTTAACCCCTTTTTTATTGTATAAAATTTGCAACTTTTTTTGAATATTTGCGTTATGTGAATATGATTAAAGAAATGATAAATAACATGTTGGGTGAGTACTCAAAGTTCATTCAAATACAAGATGATGGTACAGTTAAGGTATTTGTTCCAGAAGACGTTAATAATCCTTCTATGAAAAATGCTACAGAATTAACATTATCTAAGAATGAAGCAATTAGTCTCATGGGTTTAGTAACCCAACCCAAACAATACGAAGTATGTGATTCTTCAAACAATTGCAGAATCATATCTGAAAAAGATCCTGATTTTGACGTAAACAAGTGGATTAAATTAGCACTTGGAACTATTAAAAAATAAATACTATGTCAGATTACCGAGTTACTATTACAACAGTCAGGGAAAAATGCCCATTTGATGCTAAACGGAAAAGCAAAGAATACTGCAAAGTATGTAAAGCTTGGAAAGATCCTTGTTCAGGATTAGGTATAGAAACTACGATTTCTTCAAGAAAAATTGGAGAAGATAAAATGAAACAAATAATAAATATCATTAAATAATTATGATTACAGAATATAAAGTTATTAAACCTTTTGGTGTATTAAAATCAGGTGATATCCTTACTTTGGATAATGATATGTATACGTTCTCTGATGAGAAATCTTCTGACTCACAAAATTATTATTCCCAAGTAAACGTAGCTGTATCATGTGATATGATTGAGGAATATGCTAAAAGTGGTTTAGTTGAGCCAATTGAAAATGTTACTGTCGAATCTAATGATGAGAAGAAAATCAGACAGATTCGTACTATTATTGCTCAATTGAAGAATACTTACAATCAACGTAAGAACAATATTGAGAAAAAGTATCAGGAAGGTAAAATTCAAACTTGTGTGAAAGTAGAGCATGATACTGTATATTTCAATATGATGAAATTGTTAAATAAACTCGAGGCAATCATAAATGAATAAACTAGTAAAAACCGTATCAAATGAAGAATTGATACCAGAGTTTTTACAAGCGCTTAATGGAATACTTAGGCTAACCGATAGAGAGCTTGAATTGATGGCTACACTTATCAAAATGGATATGGAATACGTTAAGGAACCTAACTCAAATAAGAATGTAGCAAACAGATATAATAGAAAATATATCATTGAGAATTTAGGTATTACTAAGGATAACCTAAGTAGATACATTAAGTCTTTCAAAGAGAAGGGTATTTTAATAGCTGGACCTGCTGAAGACGAACTTAGCGTAAATAAGGCTCTGATACCAGTTGTTATTGGAGATCGTTTGCAACTAACGATAATACTGAGAATAAAATGAAATGTTTAGATATAAAAACAGGTTCCATTCTTATCTATAAGAAATATGGTTTACTAAAATGTTGGTGGAATAAATTAATGAGAAAAGAATTACCATTTAATAAGTATACTCTTTACTTTGGAAATTCTTCTATGTTTGTAGAAACCACGAACATCAAAGTAAAAGAAAAAGATAGATATATAATTTTAGAACCTATCAAACCATATAGTAAAAAGGAAGAAAAAGCTCTTAAGTTAGAAGTAGTAGAACACGTTATGATGAACAACGACACAAAGGATGTGTTTAGTGTGATAAATATAATTAGACCTTCTACAATAGACGTAGAATCATTTACAATCGATGGTTTGCTTAAAAATAAATACTATAGAATAGTATATGATTCAAAAGGAAAAAACTTCTAATATCTATATACAATTAGCAAATAAATATAATATTCCACATCAAGTAGTAGAAGTAATTTGTAATCACCCGTTTAAATTTGCAAATAGAGTTATTTCAAATGATGAAGATACTAAAACAATAATGTTTGGGTATTTATTCAAAATCAAACCAAAAAGAAAGTATGAAAAAACCAGAGAGAATGAAAAACAAAACAACTAAAGCTTTTTTATATCAAAATCTATATCCTGTAAATCTTTATGTTACTACTCTGAATGATTGGGAAGATGCTTGTGATTTTTTTGATTTCTTTCTTACTACCAAAGAACTTAGAAATGATGAACCAGAAAGAGATCGTCCCAAACTAAGTAGTGTAATGGGAGCTACGTTCTTGGTCAGAGAGAAATATTCTAGAGCTGTTGGTATATTAATAGTACTAGATGATTTACATTGTTCTACTTTAGCTCATGAATCAATCCATTATGCAGATGCTGTATATGATTATTTATCAATGAATGCAGAAGGATATAATGAAGGAAATGAACAATATGCTTATTTAGTTACTTGGTGTGTGGAACAACTTGAAGATTTTATAGAATGCAAAAGGAAGGAAAAAAGAATGATAAGAAAGATGACAAAACAAGATGGGAATTAATGCCTCTTGATTGTCTTGAAGATATTGCCAGAGTATATACAGAAGGAGCTAGGAAGTATGGAGAAAATACATGGCAATATCTTGATAATGGTTATCAAAGATACAAAGCCGCTTTGTTGCGTCATCTGTGGGAATTCGAAAAAGGAAATGAAATAGATCCAGAAACAGGTTGCCACCATCTTGCGCAAGTATGTTGGAATAGCATTGCTCTTCTATATCTTTCTAAGCACTCTATGAAGGATATGACCGTAGAAATATGGAGAACCGCATACAATTTTCCAGATTATGAAGTATCTAATTTTGGTAAAGTACGATCAAAAGATAGAATAATAGAACATTCTAACGGACGTCTACATAAAACGATTGGAAAAATTCTAGTTCAACGGCTAGATCACAACGGATATCTAACTGTATCATTACAAAAGAATAAAAGGAATTACAAAGTAAAAGTACATAGATTAGTATTATCAACATTTTCAGAATGTATTGGAGAACAGGTAAACCATATAGATGAAGATAAAACTAATAACAAATTATTGAATCTAGAATGGTGTACTGCTAAATACAATGCTAATTATGGTACTAGGAATGCAAGAATTCAAAAAAGGAATGAACACAGAAGAAAAACTGGACAAGATACTACTGAATCAACAAGTGATACTACTGTATCTGAGGCAGATCTTACAAGACACAAATCGTAGTCAATTCCTTGAAGATTATGCTGCAAATTTAGCAGCACAAACAACAGAAATAATATTAGGACACAATATAGTAAGAAAATAATATGGAATTAAAATTTAAGAAATTACAAGAAGATGCAGTATTACCTAGTTATGCTAACCCTAATGATGCTGGTTTAGATTTAACAGCAATTTCCTTTACTCAGGAATTTGATAAGAGTGGTAAGTTAGTATTGGTATATCATACAGGTTTGTCAGTAGAGATTCCTGAAGGTCATGTGGGTTTGATCTTTATGAGATCGTCTATTTCTCAGAGATCTATATCAATGTGTAATGCAGTAGGTGTTATAGACTGTAAAATTTTGATTGTATTTTAATACATATCAATAGAACCCATAGTATTTTCTTACGTTTTCTACAAAAAGAATTTATAAAATGGAATTAATTTGTAAAATTTGTGGTAAAACGTTCAAAGTAAAACCTTCTAGAACAAATACAGCTAAGTATTGTAGTAGCAAATGTCAACATGATAGTTTAAAAGGAGAACTAAATTGCACATGTGAAATATGTGGTAAGAAATTTCATAGAAAACAGTCTTGGATTAACAAAAATAAACATTCTCTTTGTAGTACAAAATGTGCAAATAAACTTAAAGAAACTTTGTATCTAGGAAAAGGTAATCACCAATTTGGATTAAAAGGGGACTTAAACGCTTCTTTTAAAGGAAAAGAATTAACGAGGAACAATCATAAATTAGTTGATATAAAAGTTTATTGTCCAGAACATCCAAATAAGGATAGAAACAATAGAGTTCTCAAACACAGATTGATCATAGAAGAATATTATTATTTATTTAATAATAAATACTTTGAAATTATTGATGGAAAGTACTATTTAAAAAGAAAAATCAATGTGCATCACATAAACGGCGATCACAATGATAATAGAATAGAAAATTTAATGCCAGTAACTAGATCAGAACATAAAACAATTCATATGTTAGAAGGTATTCAAATTAGAGATCCTAAAACTGGTAAATTAACTGCAGTCTTAAAACGGGGTGAATTGCTGGAAAAGCCTGAAGAGGTCAATCAGCAGCCAAGCTTGAATGGTAACATTCTTGAAGGTTCAGAGACTAATAGCCGAGTCCTTACTGAGGACAGTAATGCTGACACGAGTGCCCTGCCCGCTTAGCGGTGATGATATAGTCCGAACTACAGATATAACAAATTGAAACTGTAGAAATATAAGGATAAAGAGCCTTATAATATAACAACACCTTAATAAAGGGTTATAAAGGTGAGATTCTTGTTAAATTCAAGATTACTACAGATGCTCTTCCTACAATCTATCAACCAGGTGAAAAGATTGCTCAGTTAGTAGTAATGCCTTATCCGAAGATGGAGCCTGTAATTGTAGAGGAATTAGCAGGCGAAGATCGTGGTGGTGGATTTGGTTCAACTGATAAAAAAGAAGAAAATGAGAATGCAGAACAGGGACGAGAAAGCGGAGCAACTGAAGGAGATAATCAATCAGTACAGTAAAAATCCAGAGTATGTTAATGCATTTTATACTAAACAAGAAGCAGTAGATGCATTGAATAGACATTATAAAAACAGATACATTAAAATAAATTTAGATTAATATGAATACGTATATTTATACAGGTAGCAGCTCATTGTTAACAATGAAGGATAACGATATTAAGAATTTTGATACTATTAGTAATCACTACTTAAATATTGATTGGGCTTGGGTAATTGAGGAAGATGGTACATTTGTAGCTAATGAAAAAGAGTATGATGTAAAAGCTGGTGATGTAATCATGGTTCTCTATGCTGGTTATAGAGAAAAAGAAGTACCAGTTGAAGATAGAAGAAAAGTTAGAGATTTTGTTATTATAAGAAATGAAGATTTTTATAATAATTATAAATTGAATAAAGAATACGAGCAAAATCGTAATATGAAGGATTGCAATTGTTGCGAAGCTTGTGTTAAGGAAGCTTAAAGATGAATTTAGCAGATATAGTTGGTGGACAAGTGGTCATACATCCAGACATGTTGGCCATTCCACCATTTAAAAAACTTTGGGATTCATTTAAAGATAAAGATTTAGCAACAAAATACTTATGGTACATAGTACTTAAAAACAAATATGATTCTCCTTATGTAGAGACTATGGAAAGAGATCTAATAGAACCTACATTAAAAAAGGAGTTATTTGGAGATGAAAACTATGAATTACCAGAGATAGTAACACAAGCAGAAGATAGTTGGAAAAGCAGAACATACTCCTTACTTGAGTATATGTTAGATGGATTACTATTGAAACTTGAAGGTGCTGCTAAATACTATCACTTATCTAAAGACGATGAAATGGATTTAGATTCTATTAAGAAACTTACAGATGGTGCTAAGAACATGGCCGGAGTAATAGAATCTATTGTGAAACTTAAATCTCAAGTAAGAGCAGAAGAGATTAAGAATAGCAAAGTTAGAGGCGGTGGAGAAATGAACCCATTTGAATTACCAAAAAAGAAGTTGTAGAAAATACGACACAATAAAAGACATTATAAAAACCTGCCCGTTAAGGGCTTAAAGAAATTGCAATTATGGCTAAGACTAAAACTAGTAAAAAGAATACTAAACCGACAATGATTATTTTTGACTTTACTGAGGTATATAACAACATGAAAGCAGAGCAAGAAAGAGATTTAGCTGAAGCTGCTGCTTATGCTATATCACACATGGATGAAAAAACAGAAAATAATCACACTACTAAAACTAGTTTATGGCAGAAAATTAAGAACCTGTTTAAACGAAGAAAGTAATTTATGATTGATCTCACAAAGAAAATCAAAAATTCTAATAAATTCAGAACCTCGGCTCTAGCTTATATAGAGTCGGGGTCTTATTGTTCATATCCCAAAGGTACATCAGAGTATTTCAATTTTTGGGAAACAGAGGCCGATAGATGCATTAATGGTTATACTGCAGATGATGGGGACTACATCACTGGGTATAACTATTTTTATTTAAACTATTGCCCAATTCAAAGAATTGTATATAAAAATAAAAAGAATAAACAAGGGCAAGAAGAGTTAATCAAAGTAAGAGAATTAGCATTTCCAGACTTTTATGATTATGATTACTACTATTTTCAAGCTATTGAAAGTGCACAAGATCAAGGTAAACACTTGTGTGTAGCAAAAGCTAGACGTAAGGGTTATTCCTATAAAGGTGGTTCTATGCTTTGTCGTAATTTCTTTTTGATACCTGGTTCTAAGTCTTATGTATATGCATCAAATAAACAGTATCTTACTGATGATGGTATCCTTACTAAGGCTTGGGATTACATGGACTTCATAGATGAAAATACAGCATGGGGTAAGAAACGACAAGCTGTAAATACTAGCATGCGTCGTAGAGCTTCTATGATTGTAACTGATAATTTTGGTAATAAAATTGAAGTTGGTTATAAATCAGAGATAATAGGTGTATCATTGAAAGATAACCCAGATGCTGTACGTGGTAAAGCAGGTATGTTAATACTTTGGGAAGAGGCAGGTACTTTCCCAGAACTTAAAGCAGCATGGCAAATTGCTAGACCATCTGTAGAACAAGATGGCGTTGCTTTTGGTCTCATGATTATGTTCGGTACTGGTGGTGACGAAGGTCCTGCAGTAATGACATTACGTGAAGCATTTTATAACCCTAAATCGTACAATTGCATAGGTTTTGAAAATATATGGGATGATGGTATCCAGAGTAAGGAATGTGGCTTCTTTATACCTCAACACACTAATTTGGATATACGTGATGAGACTGGTAAACGATTGTATATGGATGAGGATGGTAATACTCTTCATGACAAAGCAAGACAGTTTATTTTAAATCTACGTGAAGAAGAATTAAAAGAAGCTACTAGTTCTCAACAAATAGATAGATATGTAGCAGAACACTCTGAATCTCCTGCAGAAGCATTTACTGAATTATCTGGTAACATATTTCCAAAAAAAGAATTACAAAAACAATTAGCAAGGATAAGAACTAATACTAAATTACAGAATCATAAACAAGTAGGTACTCTTACTCTAGTTAATGGAGAGATAATTTGGAATATACAGAAAACAGGAGACATAACCGAATTCCCATTACCAAAGAATTCTGATCCTACTGGTAAAATAGTTATATGGGAGCATCCAGTTAAAGATGCACCATTTGGTTTGTACATAGCTGGTATTGACCCATATGATCATGATCAATCAGGTACTAATTCATTAGGTTCTTGTTTTATATATAAACGTTTTCAAGATTTTGAATCATACTCAGATATCATTGTAGCAGAGTACACAGGTAGACCAAAAACTGCTGAAGAGTTTTATGAAAATGTTCGTAAGTTACTTATTTACTATAATGCAAAAGCAATGGTAGAAAACCAGAACACTGGTTTATTTACTTATTTCAATAACAAACATTGTAGTCATTTACTTGCTGATCAACCAGACATTATTAAAGATATTGTTAATAATTCTACAGTAAATAGACGAAAAGGATGTCATATGAATAGAGAAATCAAACTTTGGGGAGAAGGTAAGATTAAAGAATGGCTAGAAGAACTTAGGGATCAAAAACAATTAGGTTTAAATACTGTATTGTCTGAACCATTCCTCGAAGAACTTATTCAATATAATGATAAAGGAAACTTTGATAGGGTTATGGCATTTATGCAGGTAATGGTCTATAGAGAGCAATTGTACAATATACAAGTAAAAAAGAAAGAGGATGTTGAAAAGAAAATGAGATTGTTTGATAAACCGTTGTTTAAAAATACAGATGATTCATTTACATTCATACCTTTAAATAATAACACAACCACATTTATGTTTACTAATTAATATGGAAAGAACAGTCAACTCATTTCCTATCCAAAGACTACCACTCAGTAAAAAAACCGAAGAATGGCGAAAAGACTGCGTGGATTATATTATTGGAATATCTGGCATAGCTTCGTCCGAAAGTATACCTGATGAAGAAGAAATGCAAAGCTATTATGATTTATATAATAGTATATACAATGAAAAAGATCTAAAGTATGTTACAAATCCTTTCAATCAAGATGATGGTTTTCCAGCAATGGCACAGGATTATAATATCATACGACCAAAAGTAGACCTATTATTGGGTGAAGAAACAAAGCGTCCATTTAACTTTAGAGTGTGCCGTACTAGTGATATTGCTAGTAGTGAAGTACAAGACAAAGCTAAACAGATGCTGTTGAATTATATGCAAGCTGCTATGCTTGCTAAATTAAGCCCAGAAGATCAAGCTAGATTTCAAGAAGGATTACAAACAGGTGAAATTCAAACACCAGAACAAATACAGAAGTATTTAACAAAGGATTACAAAGATGCAGCAGAAACAACAGCATATCAAAGCTTATTATTCTTACTTAAGAAAGAAAACATTTCTCATGAATTTATGAAAGGCTTTAAAGATGCACTTGTTGCAGGACTTGAAGAGTATTACATAGGAATTAGAAATGGTGAACCAGTTATTAAAAGAATCAATCCTAAAGATTTTAAGTATCCTGCAGAAGAAGGTATTGAATTCATTCACGATGCATCTTGGTGTTGTTACAGATCATTAATGTCGTGGAGCCAGATATACGATCAGTTTTATGATAAACTAGATGAAAAGCAATTGAACGAATTGTTAGAAATAGTAGATCAAAAACCTACATCTGGATTTGGTCCAGACAAAAGTCCAGTAGATGATTTTGTTCATTATAATTTAAAATCATATAATAAATTACCAGACCATAATCCTTATGGAGATCCAGATAACATTGTAGTTTATCATGTATGCTGGAAATCACTTAAAAAGATAGGGTTTGTTACAATAATAGATCCTGAGACAGGTATGCCAGATGAAATACAGGTAGATGAATATTATAAACCTACTGGTGAAGAAATCAATGTTGAATGGAAATGGATTATTGAAGCATGGGAAGGATACAGAGCAGGCGATGATCTTTACTTTGGTATGCAACCATTAGAGTACCAATTCCGTAGAGGAGACAATTTAAATAGTGCTAAATTACCATACACTGGTGCAGCTTATAGTAATACAAATACTAAAGCCAAGTCATTAGTTGCTATTATGAAACCACTACAATACATGTATATCATACTTTGGTATCGTCTTGAAATGGCAATAGCTAGAGACAAAGGAAAAATACCTGTAATAGATGTTACTCAAATACCTAAGAGTATGGGTATAGATGTAGATAAGTGGATGCATTACTTAGGGGCACTTGGTGTAGCATTTGTCAATCCATACGAAGAAGGTTGGGACATTCCTGGTAGAGAGGGTGGTAAACCATCACCATACAATCAATGGACTTCTATTGATGCAAGTATGTCTAATACTATTAATACGTACATTCAATTACTTGCGAAGATTGAAGAAATGGTATCTGAATTGTCCGGAGTAACAAAGCAAAGACAAGGATCTATTTCTAGTAATGAGCTAGTGGGTAATGTAGAAAGATCTGTAGTTCAATCTGCTCATATTACTGAGCCATGGTTTTGGTTACATAATCAAATTAAAACACATGTATTATCAATGTTATTAGATAGTGCTAAGTTTGCATGGAAAGATGACAAGAAATACTTAAACTATATATTTGATGAAGGTACCAGAACATTCTTACGAATGGATGACAATTGGTCATATGAAGACTTTGATATTTTTGTAACTGACAGTACCAAAGAAAGTCAAGCTATTGAACAACTTAAGAGTCTTGTACAGCCGGCTATGCAAAATGGTGCATCATTGTTAGATGCTGCTGAAATATTTACTAGTGACAATTTAAGTGTAATCAAATCTAAATTACAAGATATAGAAAACAACAGATTGGAGCAACAACAAGCAATGCAAGAACAAGAAAATCAACAACAGCAACAGCTTGTTGAAATGCAGAATCAAGTTAAGGAAGAGGAGCTTATGCTTAAAGAAGCTGAACTTGATCTTACTAAATATAAGATTGATCAAGATAATGCTACTAAGATTACTGTAGCTCAATTAAATGCATATAGAGGATCTGAAAATATGGATCAAGATATGAATGGTGTACCTGATGTAATTGAAATTGGTAATCAAGAAATAGCTAGACAAAAAGCTGTATCTGATGCTATGAGCAAACAAATGGATTTAGCAAACAAGGCTAGAGCTGAAGAAAATAAGAAAGAACTTGAAAAGCGTAAAATTGCTGCACAAGAAAAAGCTGATAAATTAAAGGCCACCATCGAGAAAGAGAAAATAGCTCTTGAAAATAGAAAATTACAAGAAGCTAAAAGATTGCAGAAGATGAAAGATGATGCAGCTTATAAGAGAGAACAATTAAAAGCAAAAACTGCTTTAAAAAATAAAGTAGTTGGTGAATCTAAATCTAAAAAATAGGAGGACTAATTATGGCTTGTAAAGGAGGCTCTAAAAAGGGCGGAAAAGGTAAACCAGGTAAGACAGGTAAGTAAATATTACTAGTATGAAATGGAAAGATTTATCTCTTAAAGAGAGAAAACAAATATACGATAGTGTCAGGGTGAATAACCCTGATGCTACGTATCTTGATATCAAGCAACAATTTGATTCCATTCCTGCATATCAAGATGGTAAAGGTAAGACCATAAACAAAGCAGATTTACCACCTGAATATAGGACTGGTACTCCTGAATACTTTGAAAGACAAAGGAAAATATCAGGTGCAGTTAATACAGTTCAACCAGAAGCTTATATTACTCCAGCTGGTTATATTAAAGATGCTGTTAACTTTATTGAAGACTTAGGCAAAGGAGATTATGCTGGTGCAGCAATGGATGCAGTACTTAATTTGATTCCTTTGGAAATTTTAATGCCATTAGGTGGTGCTGGATTTGTAGGTCATGAACTAAATAAAGAATAATCAATATGGAAAATTTATACCCAGTATACCCAATTCCTTCTTATAAAGACGGAGGTATACACATCAAGAAAAAGAATCGTGGTAAGTTTACGGCAGCGGCTAAAAGAGCAGGAATGGGTGTTCAAGCGTATGCCAAAAAAGTATTAAAAGATCCAAATGCAAGCCCAACTTTAAAGAAGAGGGCAAATTTTGCTAGAAATTTTGGAGGTAGAAAAAGAAAATGACAAACAGATTGAGAACTAAGTTTATACAATATGATACGCACGGTAATCTGTATTGTTATAAATGTAAAAAATACAAGTCAGAAACAGAATTTGACGCAAATAATGATAAATGCAATTGGTTTAGAAACTTTAAAGATAAAAGATGTAAAGAATGTAAAAAATTACAATATCTAAAAAGAAAACAAACAAACCGAGGTAAAAAGGATTTAGATAGACTTTTATTAGAAAGATGGCATGGTATAATGGAACGAGCCAAGCGAAAGAATTGGTATTGTGATATTACTTTAAACGATCTAAAAGAATTGTGGAATAAACAAAATGGTTTATGTGCTATCTCTAATATACCCATGACTTATACATTCAATAGTGGAAGAATTCCTACAAATATAAGTGTAGATAGGATAGACTCCAATAAAAGCTATACTAAAAATAATATACAACTAGTATGTATGGCGGTGAATCAAATGAAATCAGATTTAGATATGGTTACATTTTATCGATTCTGCGAAGCAATATTATTGAATGCTAAAAAATTTAAACATTAACAATTACAATCTAATTATAATTAATTATGGAAAACAATAGTAACGATACACTATTTGGATTTACAGCTATAACTGATATGTTTACTGAACAAGTTGGTAACACCATCTCTCAAGATGATGATATTGATGATGAAGAGTTAGAGAGACTGAAACAAGAGTCTGTTAAAGCTAGACCTGCTACTCCTGGATCTAAGAACAAGAAGACAGAAGAAGAGGAAGAAGTAGAAGAAGAGGAAACTGAAGACATCGAAGAGGAAGAAGTAGAAGAGCCTAAGAAATCTAAAAAAGCTTCTAAGAAAAAGGATAAAGAAGAAATTGAAGAAGAGGAGACTGAAGAAGAGATTGAAAAAGAATCTGAGGAGGAAACTGAAGAAGATGAGGTTGAATCTAAACAAGTATCTGCTTTATTTGATGCAATTGCTGAAGAATTAGAATGGGATTTTGATGAAGAAGAGGAAGAAGAAAAACCAAAGACTGTAGAAGAATTGGTTAAGTATTTTAAAGAAGTAATCGAAGAACAATCTACTCCAGAATATGCAAGCGAAGATGTGGCAAAGCTGGATGAATTTGTTCGTAATGGTGGTAAATTAGAAGATTATTTCTCTATTACTCCGGACATTGATGTTGACAATGTTGATATTGAAAATGAAAATGAGCAAAAGATAGTATTGAGAGAGTTACTAGCTAGAAAGGGTTACAGTGATAAGCAGATTGCTAAGAAAATCGAAAGATTTGAAGATGCTGGAGTATTAGAAGATGAGGCTAGAGATGCGGTTGAGGAACTTCAAGAGATTGTTGCAAAAGAGAAAGAAGAGCTATTAGAGCAACAAAGAATCAAAAAGGAGGAAATGGTGCAGCGCCAACAAAAGTTTTTTGATGACGTTGTCGGTGAAATAAAGTCCTTGGACAATATACGTGGTATCAAAATACCAGCTAAGGACAAGAAAGAATTATTGGCTTATATATTTAAAGCCGACGCTAGTGGAAAGACCCAGTACCAAAAAGACTATTCCAAGAGCGTAAAGAATTTAATAGAGTCAGCTTATTTTACAATGCGAGGTGACACTTTGTTAGATGCTGCCAAAAAACAGGGTACTAGCTCTGCTATTAAAAATCTGAAAAATAGTCTCAGATCAACAGGCGTTAGTAAAGGTACTAAGAGAATTAATACAAGTTCATCTAACTCTATTTTTAGTCGTGCAGTACAACTACTTTAATTAAAAATAAATTACTAACATTTATATGGATAACGGAATTTTAAATAATTTACAGATCGGTAGAGGTAAATGGTTCTCAGATCTTGTTGATGAGAATATGATTTCAAATGCAATGCTTACTAGACCGTATGAAGTAACCCGTGTTATTTCTTATGTATTCGGTTCTAAAGATGATGGTTATAGCACTTCTTTGGATGCGATTACTGGTGGTCTTGGCAATGTAATGACAATTGACCAAAGAGACTACGAATGGTCTGTAATGATTGATAGCGATAGAGCTGTGACAATTCGCTCTGCAAAATGGCAGGGAACAGAAATCACTGCTGCAAATGCTAGCACAGTTATGGCAGGTTTGGGTAACACACCTATCATGTTGTGGTTAGAGGACAAATGGTTTGGTCCTGGTGCAATTTTGGAATTTGATAATAGAGAGTATCAAGTACGTGTTTCTGGTGCTCCTTATCAAGATGGTAATGAATGGGTTTATACTTGTTTCATTGCGGATGGTCAATCTAACTCTTATATTCCTGGTGAATATTTGTTAGCTGGTCGTCAAGTATCTCGTTTAGCTTCTGCTTACGAAGAATACAGTGAAGAGGGTGATATCCTGAATTATAATACTCATTTCAAGATGAGAAACTTCTTGTTTACGACTCGCTTGGATTATGATATTACAGGTACAGCTTATTCTACAGTACTTTGGATTGCTTTAAAAGATCCTAAAACTGGTAAGACTTCTTATTTGTGGTCTGACTATCAGGAATGGAAGGCAATGCGTGAGTGGTCTAAGAGATGTGAGAGAATGATGGTTTACTCTAAGTCTAACGTAAATAAAGATGGTTCTACTTCATTGTTAGGTACAAATGGCCGTCCGGTTTACATTCCTGCAGGTTTGTTGCAACAGATTGCTCCGTCTAACAGACGTTACTATACTGAGTTGACTCCGGAGTTGTTGGAAGACTTCTTGTTTGACTTGTCTTACAATATCTTAGGTACTAACGAACGTAAGTTTGTTGCTTTGACTGGTGAAATGGGTATGAGAGAATTTGACCGTGTATTGAAACAAAAAGCAGCTACAATGAACGTGATTGATACGAAGTTTATCAGTGGTTCTGGTCAGGCTTTGGTTTTAGGTGGTCAGTTTGTAACATACAAGATGACAAATGGCATCGAGTTGACATTGAAACATTTCCCGTTGTATGATGATACTACTTATAATCGTTTATTACATCCGGTATCTGGTAAACCACTGGAATCTTATAGAATGACATTCTTGGATCTTGGTAGACGTGATGGTCAAGCTAATATCGTTAAGGTTGTTCGTAAGGACCGTGAGATGGTTATCTGGAATACTTCAGGTTCTGTAGCTCCGGGAACTGGTTACTCTAAGAACAAGTCCACAGTAAGATCTAATGCAAAGGACGGTTACAGCGTACATTTCCTCGGAGAAATGGGTATCATGCTTCGTGATCCCAGGGCATGTGGAGAATTGTTGATGGAGGTCGAAGATTAGTTCAAAATAATTGGAACTTATTATGGAAGTTGATGTTTATAATAGTGAGTTTTAAAAATTTACTATTATGCGAACATACGAAGTATATAAGATAACCAACAAAATAACTAATAAAATTTATATAGGAATAACAAATCAGGGCTCCGGTGCTAGATACAGACATCATTGGTATGAAGCTCGCATCGGAGAACCTGCTCCTATTCATAAATCCATGGCAAAATATGGAGAAGATAATTTCACATTAGAAGTCATCGACTTTGCAGAAAATGCCGAGGAGTTAAAAGAAAAAGAAAAGTATTACATAAAATTCTTTAACAGCAGAGATAGAAAAATAGGTTATAATTTAACCGATGGAGGTGATGGAACTTTTGGTAGAAAACACTCTGAGGAAACCAAAGAAAAATTAAGACAAAAAGCTTTAGGTAGAAAAGCTTCTGATGAAGCAAAGAAAAGAATGTCAGAAACACACAAATTAAATTATTCTGATGAACACAGAAAAGCGGTTGCCGAAAGTAACGCCAGACGTACAAAAAAAGTATTAATGTTTGATAAAGATTTGAATGTAATTAAAGAATTTAACAGTTTAAAAGAAGCTGCAGCAGAAACTAAAATTCATTCTACAACTATTAGAAAATCCATAAGAGGAAATAAAATAAGTTATGATTATGTATTTAGATTCAAAGATGCAGTGTAACAACAAAATACTATGGATATTATATTAAAATTCGCCCGTACAAATCCATGGGCTGGAATAGCTAAGTATAAGAATTGTAAAGATTATATCAGTACTTACTGGACAAGATCTGGTAATAGATATACTGGTTTAACCCCAGAAGATGCTAGACGTTTGGAGAAAGAAATGGGATATGAAGAAGGACATTTATCTCCACAAAGTGGATTCTGGAAAACATATGCAATCGGTTTAGGCGCAAGAGATAAAGTTTTACATACAGAAAGGCCTGAAGATGAACTTGCATATTTATTTTTAAAAGGACACAAAAGAGTAGCAAATGGAATCAATAATCTTAAGCCTACTCATGATTATGTTCTTGTAAATAAAGAAATTGAGGCTGAAGAAGCTAACAAAAGAAATAAAGCTAAACGTGAGGCATTCTCTGAATTTAATAAGATGTCAATTGAGGAAATGCGCAAATGTTTACGCTTATATGGTCACAAGACTGATAATATCAGTAATGAGCTAGTTGAAAGTAGTTTATTTGATCTCATTGAAAACAATCCTGATAAGTTCTTCTTGATTTGGGTAAACAACAAAGTAAGAGATACTCAATACATTATTGAAGCAGCTATTTCAAAGAATGTAATTCGTAAATCTAAAAATATCTATTACTATGGTACTGATATCATTGGTAGAAGTTTAGAAGATGCTATTGCTTCATTAAATGATAAAAAGAATCAGGATATCAAAATGACTATACTTCAAGAAATCGAATCTAAGTAAAAGTAAACATGACAGTATTAGAAGCACATATAGCGTTTAAGATTGAAGCAGATAAAAATGCCGTTAATATCGGTATATCTGGTTGTCCATCTTTTTTACCTGAGGAAATTGATTATTGGTTATATACAGCATATCTAAGTAAGATAGCTACTAAAGCTACTGGTAACAATACTCTTAGAATACCATTTGAAGGTAATGTAAAAAGAGTAGCAGACTTAGAAGGTTTAGTAAAAACTGATAAGGGATTGTCTTTACTAAGTGAATCTATAAGTAATAGACTTACTATGAATAATTTCAAATCTAGTATTACTTATGGTGATGATACTCAAGATAAGCGTATGTACTTCTTAGAAGGAATTTTACATTTTGGTAGTAATAAAATAGCTACAGTAAAACTTATTAGTCACGAACAAGCTACTAGATTCTTAGAAACTTATAATAATAAACCTTGGATTGAAGAACCTGTAGCAATACTGGAAGATAATAAGTTAATAGTATTTATAGATAGGGATCTTATGGTAGGTCCCTATACTATAGATATTACTTATCTAGCATACCCAAGAAAGATTAATAATCAAGATATTACGTCTACTCTAGATGAAATTCCAGAGTATATGCAATATGAAGTAGTTAAATTAGCTGCTGACATGGCAATTGAGAATATTGAATCTCCAAGAACTCAAACACATCCACAGTACGTAGCACAATTATCAGAATAGGAGGTATAGATGGACGCAAAAAATATGCAAATGGAATTTGAGCGCAGGATACAGTTAATAGATCCTACTCTTACTATAGACCAAAAGCCTAATTCTGATCTTATATTTTCAATATTAAATGAAGCTCAAGATAGATATGTAATGATGAACTATGTTGGTGATGATCAGATGGAAACTGAAACCAATATACATACTAGAAATACAGATTCTATTAAGAGTTTATTAGTAGAAAAAGAGTTAACCGCAACAGGTACTACTCTTAATGGTTTCACAAGATACAGATTACCATATGTATCTACTGAAGAATATTTCTTATATGTACATTCCTTTAGTAAGGTAAAGGGTACTTATAAACAATATAAAGATTTTGTTAGAGTAGATAATCAACTGGTTAAGTATAGAGATCTTGGTAAGTTTATTAAAACAGCATACAATACTCCTATTATTAGACAACCTGCTGTTGCATTAGTATCAGATCCTACTACTAAATATAACTATATAGAAGTAGCAGTAGATGCATATACTACATTAGGTAATGTTACATTAACTTACTATAGGAAACCATTAAGATTTAATACTACTGATGGAGCTAGTAAATGTGAACTACCAGAATCAATTCATAGTGAAATTGTAGATTTAGCAGTTAATATGTTTATTACTGAAGGTAAATATAGATTACAAGTAAAACAACCAAATAATCAACAATAATGAAGTATATTGATTTACAAACAGCTTTTGAGTTAGAAATAGATAAATTAGATGACAATCTAACAAAACCTACTACTTCAGATATTGAGTATTGGTTAATGGCTGGGTTAGATAAATTTATTAAAACTAGATATTCTGGTATTAATTTCAAACAAACTGGATTTGAACAAGATCAAAAAAGAATTGATGATCTTCGTACATTAGTTACTAGAAAATCTTATCAATTTAATACATATCCAGAAGAGTATACGGTTACTCTGCCTGATGATTATATGTTTACTGTAGGAGAAACAGCTGTAATATTTAGTTATGATCATTGCTGGCCTGTGGGTCCAAGTGGTCAACCAAGAACTAAAAATGTAGATGTGTTAGAAGCTACAGTAGAAAATATTGACAGACAAAGACAAAATACTTTGTCAGAATACAGATTACATGGTAGATCAGCTAGACCATTAAGATTGTATGAAGGTAATGCTATTCATTTATATACAGATGGCAATTACAATTTAAGAAATTATATTCTCACATACTTGAGAACTCCTAAAAGGATTAGTCTAACTGATGCACCGTTTGATGAGTACACAGATATGCCAGCTGCAACTCACAATGAGATAGTTAAGTTAGCGGTAGAGTTGTATTTGGAAAATAAGGCTAATCCAAGATATCAATCGTATATGAACGAAGTTAGTACAATGGAATGATTATACGAAAAATTTTCTTAGTTTAATCTGACGAGGAAATCTGAAACATGAAAGTAGAAAGATTAAACGAAGCGTTAAACTAAGGATATCCAAAAATAAGTTTAACCAAGCTTGATAAAATTATGTCCGAAACTTATATTTGTTCTGTTTGTAAAAAATACAAAACTGCTTCTGAATTTCCTAAGTGTTCAAGAAACAAATATAGAAATTGTCTAAATTGTACTTGTAAAAAGTGTTTTAAGGATATATATGGAAAGAATAGAAGACAGGTAAAGGAAAGCGAAGCATTAGATAAATTACTAAAAATAAGATTACATGATGCACAAGTTAGAGCAAAGAAGAAAAATCTGTATATAGATATTACTTTAGAGTATTTGAAACAATTGTGGAATAAACAAGAGGGCAAATGCGCTTTAACTAATTTTCCTATGAGTTATCAACAATCAAAAGGTAAACGCAATCCTTATAGTTTGAGCATCGATAAAATTGATCCAAATAAAGGTTATGAAGTCGGAAATGTTCAATTTGTATGTTTTGCTGCAAATATGATGAAAGGTGAACTTTCTTTATCGGAATTAAAAAAATTTTGTCAAGCAATAATAAAAAATAATAATTATGCTTAATCATGTGAACACGGTACTTATCGGTACTGAAGCACCTGCATCTTATACGACAGTAGATGCATTAACAGAAGGTCAGATTGCATTATTTGATCAAAATAGAGCAATTGTAAAAGATGCAAGCGGAGCAAAAGCTGCTAGCTCATTGTATATTGGCGTTTGCGAAGGTAAAGAAGATGTTTATAATGTAAAAGGTGAAAAGTCTACAAAATCAATTATTCGTTTTTCAATGCCGATCATGAAGGGTTCTAAACCTAACATGGTATTTAGTGAATATGTAGCTGCAGCTGAGGATAAAATTGTAATCACAGCTACTGATGTTACTCCGGAAGTTGGTCATCGTTATGTATTACGTTTAGTGTACAATGACATCTATGAGGCACCTGGGCAATTTACTCATACTTATGAAGTAATTGCAAAGAGTACTAATGCAACTGATTTGATTACAGCTTTCAAAAACAAAATCAACAAACACAAAGAAGCCAGAGTAGTAGCAACTAGTGATGCTGCTGTTCTTACATTGAATGCTAAGGAAATGCCGTACAACGAAGGTATTATGTTAGACTCAAATTATTCTCAGGTTTCTGTGGAAGCATTTATGTGGAAAACTATTCCTTCCGGTTTGTTGAGTAATGTAATGTATCCTATTGCCAATTTAACGATTGCTAAAACTCAAGGTACTCCAGGTAAGGGTAATCCGAAAATTGTTCGTGATCGTGAAAATGCAGCTCTTGGTTACAGAGGTATCACACACCGTGCAAATGGTATATATCCGTACATTGCTCCTGAGTTGAAAGCCGATTTAAGTGCTACTTACGATACATTGTCTATCGAATGGGATAATAAATATCTTAGTGATGATAATCAATATATTAAAACAACTCCATTAGCTTGTGAATTGTATGTAAATGCTGGTGAACTTGATGACTCTGCATTTATGACAGCTTTAAAAGCTTTTGTAGAAGTTGCTTAATCAAAAAATATAATTCAAACCAAAAAGGGGATTGGGAGTAATATCCCTTTCCCCTTTTATTTTATATACGATTGATATGGAAATGAATGAATCATTGTATTATGCAGAAATAAAACTGCTAACTACGTATTGCCACAACTGCCTAGATAACAAAATGAAGGATAAAATAATGATGTTTCTGTTTAAGAAAACACTTTATGATAATGCTACTACTTTGAATCTTGCAGATGATGCAGAACAGTATTATAATGAAATGCTGAATTTACTTGATATGAGAACGTGTAATTGTACTATTGATGACTGTAAAAATTGTAAAGATGGATATTGCGAATTATGTAAGTAAAGTTGGTGAATTGGTTAATCAGTCTACTAAGTACAATACAAAACTGGATAGAACTTCTATTACTAATTTAGTATTATTGTTACATTTAGACAAATTATCTAGTTGGGCCAGTACTAAATTGGGTGATGAAGATTTTCCCATTACTCAGGAGGATGTAGATAAAATTATAGGATATATACATTGTTTAAAAAAACAAATTAATTTCTATCCAGAAAAAGATATCGACAATGATTGTATATTGACAGAAATTGAAGAACATATAATCCAAGAGTAATATGAATAAAAAGATATCACAATTTGAACTAACAACTAAACTACAGGAGCAAGACCTCATTACCCTTGTACAAGATGGTAGTAATAAAAATATTACTAGTGGAAGTTTTACTACATCACTATCAGGTACATTTGCTACTAATGAGAGAGTAGATGCTGTAGAAGAAGATGTTGAGATACTAGATACTAAAGTAAATGATAATTATAAAGATCTTAGTAATAAGATAGTAGAAGGAGATACTAGTGTAACTACTAATCTTAATAGTACTATCACTAGTTACTATGATGTGTTAAATAATAAGATCATTACATTAGATACTAAGCATGACACCGATATGTCAGAGATTGGTGGTACTATGCAAGAATGGATAGACGATATTGATAATAGATCTACATTACAACAATTACAGGATGCTCTCAATAGACTCACAGTAGCTGAAAATACTATTACAGCATTATCTGAACTTATTGCAAATGGTGGAGGTAGTGGATCTGCTCCAGGCTATCATACCCAAAGTACTGCTACAATATTTCCTTTATCTGGTTATTATAAAGCAAATGATGCATCTCCGTTGGCTACATCTGATACATTAAATCAAGCATTGTCTAAACTTGAAAATCAAGTAGAAGCAGTAGCTAGCAGTTCTGGTTCTTTACCTGTAATTAAATCAACAGAAACAACACAACCTTCCGATGGTACATTGTATACTTCTTTAAAAACTGAAAAGACCTTTTTAAATAAATATGGGGATACTGCAGAAGGTAGAATAGACTTTAAAAATGGTTTACAGGGTGGAACAATATTTAGATCTGGTTGGGATGGGCAAGGCGCTAGTTTGTATCCTTTTGGAACTAAGTGGAATTTAGAGCTTGATAATTTATTTGTAAGAGGTAACATGACAGTTAACGAACTTACAGTAAATGAAATAAAGGCTGTCGGAGGAGATTTGTTAGTTACTTTAGGAGACATGAAATGTACTAAAGTAGAAACACTTGCTGATGGATACAAATGCTATTTTGATACAGAAGATGGAACTAAGTACAATGAATTTGTAGTTAACGATATGGCAATATGCCAACAGTTTGATGGTAAAAATGTTAAAAGATATTGGCGTAAAGTTAATGAAGTTGGAAGAGATTATATTGTATTATCAAAGGATGTATGTGAACCAAATAGCTCAGAGCCAGGAGAAGGAGATACTATACTTCAGTTAGGGCACATGTATGAAGCTGATCCAGATTATAACTTACAAATGGATGAGCGTCGTAATGCGATCTATATTAGTGCTAAAGGTATGAATGCTCCTAGATTGACATTCTACAAAGGTATTGACGAGTTTACTCTGGCAGATGATCCTGTAGCTGGTGTAGTAAGGGAAAGAGTTGTAATTGGTGGAGAACAAACTAAATTTGTAGGTACAATTTATCAAACTTCTAATACAGGAATCGTTAGAGTACCTGTATATAAAGGCCTTTGGGTTTCTGGTAATACTTACTATTATTACGATCAAGTAAGTCATAATGGTAGTTTATGGATTTGCATGAAACCAGATGGCACTACAGCAGAACCAAAAGATGAAGAAGATGATTGGCAGAAACAAGTATCAAAAGGTGAAGCAGGTACTCCAAGTGATGATGTTGCTAAATGGGTAGAAATTACTGGTGACAGACTATTCTTATATGAAACACCTGACGATAGTGGAACACCAACTCCATCTACTATAAGTCTCATGGCAAATGTGCATGGTATGACTAATCCATCTTTTAAATGGACAAGATTAGATACCGGAGTAACTATGGGAACTTATAGTTCATTAGAGGTATTTTACACTTCATTAAATAAGGGTCAAAGGACATTATCATTAAGATGTACAGTAACTAATTCAGATGGTGGTGAGTATTATGATGATGTACAGCTTGCGAAATTGTTTAATGGCGCTGAAGGGGCAGATGCTTATTATGTAGACTTAAGTAATGGTACTGCTGTAATTCCTTATGACGAATCTGGTAATCCAAAAATAGTAATAAGTGAGATATATACAGATGTTATGGCATATCATGGTATAAATGCAATAAGTATCAAAAATATGACAATTAAGTCTGTAAAAGGAACTGCTACAGCTCATGTCGATTTAGCATCTAATAGGGTGTATTTAGATACTTTAAACTCTACCACTGCAGAAATAACCATTGGTGTTACTTTGGAAGATGGGTACAGTATTGATAAAGTATGGTATATAGGTACTACAAAAGATGGTGAAAATGGGTTCAATGGTGAAGATGCTATGTATATGACAATGACTGGCGAACAATATTTTCATTACAAGAGTGGTGAAACTGTACCAAATCCAACTTATATAGATATTTCAACATCTACTACAAATGTTAATGGTGCAACTTATAAGTGGTATTATAGTGAGGCTGGTAAATACAGTTGGAATTTAATTCAGAACGAAGCAGGTCCAACATTACGAGTACAATATAACTCTGCATGGATGAACATTGCTGATGAAGTCACTTTCAAGTGTGTAGTTACAGATTCAGTTGGTAACGAATTTTATGATTTCATAACTATTAACAAAGTAAGAGATGGAGAAAATGTTTATCGTGGTTCGTTACAAAATGAAAACTGTTCTATTGTAACTGATGAGAACGGTAACTTCACTGCTGATGCCGCTAGAGTAGCAACTACAACTAGTAGATTAAGATATGGTAATGAGGAAGTAACCAATTATACATTGCAAGGTTATGGAACCCCTTACTATGGAACAGGTCCATCTTTAAATTATAATAGTAGTACAAAAGAATTAAGCTATCCTACAGATAAACTTTCTGCGTTTACTTCAGATGCTTTAGTATATAAAATAGATTTTTATACAACTGTAAAAGGATCAAATACAAAAGTAGACACAGTAGATTTTGTAATATCCAAGAGTAAACAGGGAATTACTGGTCAAAATGGTAAACAAGAAGTTACTATTTATATCTGTAGTAATAGTACACCTTCTAGACCAACGTTTACCACATTACCTACTGCAACAGGCGCATACAACTGGTCATTAGATGCACATTATCTAAGTAGCTATACTACTTGGTCAAGTAAAGGTACTTATAATCCAAATACTAATTCTATAGATCTAATACCAAATACATCTTATAGATGGACAGAACCAGTTAAATTCTCCGGTAAAGATGGAGTTAATGGTCAGGATAGTTATTCACCATATATAGGTAGCGATGGTTATTGGTATTATTATGATGACGCTTCACAGCAATACGTGAAAGGTAGATATGCACAGGGTGCTACTGGAGCTACTGGACCAGCAGGACCAGCAGGACCAGCATTAGTGTTTAGAGGAGATTTTAGTAGTAGTAAAACTTATTACTGGACAGATGATAGAAGGGATGTTGTTAAACACAACGGTCAATACTACATTGTAAAGAGTAAGGGTCATACTAATAGTATTAGTGGTTTTCAAGTAATGTCTTCTTTTGAAATGGTTGCAACAGGATTATTATTAGCACAAACAGCTAATATAGCAGGTTGGAATTTTGATCCTACTGGTATTATTTATTCTGCGAATAAATGTGTTGTACTAGATCCCGGTAATGATGCAAATGCTAGTGCACAAGTAATAGCTATTGGAGATGAAGATCTATTACAAGATATTACAAACATTGGTAATGTAACTCGTTACAATAAAGGTAAAATAAACATGTACAAAAGTGGCATTATTACTTTAGGTCCATTAGATGGAAATGGTAGAGCTACTGCAGGTATTTCAGGTTATGGAGATAGTAGTGGAGAAGTACGAATATGGGCAGGTAAACCATTTGATGATGGTACTTCACAAGGAAATAGATTTTGGGCTCCTTTTAGAGTCTATCAAGATGGCTCTATGGTAGCAAATAATGCTACTATAACAGGTACTCTATCTTGTAAAAAAATTACAGTAGATGAAGCCTATCGTGGTTCTTGGTTTGGCCCTGGCGTTGTTTGTATTTGCTATTATAGTGGTACTAATTCATCAATACAAAACGTGTATACAGTTGGTGGAAAAAAAGTATCTAGTATTTCAAATGTAAACGAGGGTACTATACGAGTAAACCATAACATTGGAAATACTAATTATATAGCATATGCTATAGGCAGTAAAAGATCTACTGTTGGTGCTTTTGTTGGTTCTACAGGAGTAACTAGTAGATCTTCAAATTCTTGCGATATTATATTTATAGACACAGATAATAAAAGTCATAGACCTGGGTTGAAAGGAAATGATGCAGTAGATATTATATTTTTAGCTTATCAATAAAACACTTATTATGGAAAACGAACAATATTATGTATTTTTTGCAGGAGGAATGACAATAGGTACAAAAGAATGGTATGAAAGTATTCTTCCTGAAAATATTGCAACTAGTTATGATGATATCCTAGAAGGTAAAATGATGCCAGCATCATTAGAACAAATTGAATTCTATAATTCTCATAAAGATTATGATTTATATCATCTTTTTTACATGCTTCCTCTTACTCAGGAAGAAATAGAAGATATAAAAATTAATAAAAATATCGAGATAGAGAAAAATAGAGAAAAGGATTATAAAAGTGTTGCAGACCCTCTTTATATGGGGTATGTAAAAAATACAGCATTAGGTAATGATGAGAAAGCTACTGAGTACTATAACAAGTGGTTAGAAGCGATACAAACAATAAAAGAGGAAAATCCATATATAGTTTAATATGATTAAGAATAATGTATATTATGAATGGTTCGCAAGTATAACCGTACCCAATCCAGATCAGGTTGGGTACTGGGTTGACTTGGGAGCAGATTCAAAAGGTAGAATAATTAAAGTTTACAATCGTGATATAGAAAAATGGGTTGTACTCTTTGATGTAAGCAAAGATGACTATGTACCACCATTTATTGGTTCTAATGGCAACTGGTGGGTAGACAATAGAGATACTGGAGTAAAAGCTACTGCAGAGACTCCATATATAGGTGAGAATGATCATTGGTTTACTTATGATCCTATCAACAAAGTATATGTAGATACAGGTATAGAAGCTCGTGGTCTTAGTGCTTATGATATTGCAGTTAAATTAGGTTTTGAAGGTAGTGAACAAGATTGGATTGATAGTTTAAGCAAAGCATCTGAAGATGCAGCTATTGCTGCACTAGAAGCAGCTAACAAAGCAAATGAAGCTGCAGATAAAGCTAACCAAGCTGTAGAAGAAATTGAAGGTATAGTTGACGATGCAATAGCTGCTACTGATAAAGCTGAAGAGATTGCTAGTAATCCACCAAAGATCGTAGATGGTGATTGGTGGATCTATGACTATGATACTAAACAATATGTTAATACTGGTATAGCTGCTATTGGTGATGCTTTCACTTACAAGAAGGAATATCCTTCAGTTGAAGCAATGGAAGCTGATTGGGGTACTGCTGATGTAAAGTTAGGTGAGTATGTACTTATTAATACTAATAATGTAGAAGATCCTGATGATGCTAAAGTCTACTTGAAGACTCAAGAAGGCTGGAAGTTTATTGTTGACTTATCTGGTATGCAAGGTATTCAAGGTTGGTCAGCATATGAAGTTGCAGTAAAACATGGTTTCGTAGGTACTGAAGAAGAGTGGGTTCAATCATTAAAACAACCTGCATTAGATGCAGCAGCAGAAGCATTAGAAGCTAAAGCTCAAGTAGAAGCTACTGAAAAAGCTGTTAAAGAAGCAGAAGCATTACGTGTTACTGCGGAACAAGGTAGAGTTAATGCTGAGAATACCAGAGTAAGCAATGAGAATACACGTATCTCCAATGAAGATAGTAGGAAAGCAGAAGAGTCTAAAAGGGTAACTGCTGAGAATGAGCGTATTGCTGCAGAGAACTCTAGAAAGTCTGAAGAAGATATTCGCAAAACTAATGAAGCTAATCGTATATCTGCTGAAAGTGCTAGAGCTAGTGCAGAGACATTAAGAGCTTCTGCTGAAGCTGAACGTAACACAAATGAGCAGAAAAGAATTGAGGAAGAAACAAAAAGAATCAGTTCTGAAGAGGGGAGAGTTGCAGCTGAAACAGAACGTGTAGATAATGAAGATGCTAGAATAGCAGCTGAAACTACTCGTGATACAGCAGAACAGGAAAGGGAATCAAATGAAGCCACTAGACAGGCAAATGAGGCGATTAGAGAGACTCAAGAGGCTGCAAGGGAAAAGAATACAGCTGATGCTATAACTGCCGTAAATGAGGCTAAAACAGCTGCACAACAGGCTACTACAAATGCAACTACTGCTGCTAATAATGCTAATACTCAAGCAAACAGAGCTAAAGAATATGCAGACAATCCTCCCAAAGTAGGAGAAGATGGTTATTGGTATCTTTGGGATGAAGTTGACGATGTATATGTAAATACTGGTTGGCCATCCTCAGGTATTGTATTAAAAGGTAGTCTTGATAGTCCAGAAGATTTAGATACTATAGTAGATCCACAACTTAGTGATTCTTATATTGTTGGTACAGACTTATACTTTTGGAATGGTACTGAATGGGTTAATATGGGTAGATTCCAAGGACCTCAAGGAGAACCAGGTAAAGATGCTGAACTTAGTAAAGCAGCTATTGAAGCTGTATTAGTAGGTGAAGTAACTACTCATACTCATGATACTAGGTATTATACTAAGGATCAAACTGACGCTAACATAAAGGTAGTAGCAGATGACCTTGCTAACAATTACTATAACAAATCCCAAGTAGACAGTAAATTTACTTCTGTATATATTTTCAAAGGATCTGTAGATACGATTGAAGATTTGCCTACTGAAGGTAATGTTATTGGTGATGTGTGGAATGTTCGTAAGAATGATACTAACTATGCATGGACAAGTGAAGGTTGGGATGCATTAGGTGGTACTGCTGAATTAGCATCATTGACAGCTAATGGTTTGATGTCCAAAGAAGATTTTGCAAAGTTACAAGGTATTGAAGCAGGTGCACAAGTTAATAAGATTGAGACTATTACTAAAAGAGTAGAACTTAATGTTGTTAATAAGAATGTAACTATTCCAGAGGATATTAAGATCTCAGATACTGAACCTACTGAGGAAGAAATCATGTGGTTAGATCCTAGTGAAAACTATGATTTCACATTTGATGGTTATAGCCAAGCACAAGCAGATGCACGATTTGTACAGAAAGAAGAAGGTAAAGGTCTTTCAACAAATGATTATACGAATGCAGATAAAACTAAAGTAACAAACTTAACTAATTATGTTACTGGTGGTACTGGTGCTGTTACAGATGCTAATGCAGCTACTATTACTTTATCTAAAAAGAATCCAGTGAATGGTTCTGCAAGTACTGATACAGTAGTAATTAACAAAGCCACTACTACTACTGCGGGTGTAATGTCTGCTGCTGATAAGACTAAGCTTGATGCTGCATTAACTGCTTCTGATAATATTGCAACTGCTACTAAGTTAGCTACTGCTAGAACTATATGGGGACAAGCATTTGATGGTAGTGCAAACGTTAGAGGTAATATAAGTGACGTGGATGATGTTTACATGAACAATAATAGATCTTTATATATAAAAGATACTAATGGGAAAAATCTTAGTGCACTGTTAATAAATGATCAAAATGGCTTCTATCTGGGTTTTGGTGCTGGCTCTAATGGCTACTTCTCGTGTTTAGACGGAAACATAATTTTATTTAGAACTGCTACTTCTCATACTGAAAGAATGAGGATAACATCTGATGGTAAAGTTGGTATAGGTACAACTGCTCCGGATGCTAATTTACATGTCTCTGGCAATAAATATAATATAAAATTAAACTCTACAACTGGTTCTACAGAAGATTCAACTTTTATATGGGGATCAAGTTCAAATAAAAATACAGCATGGAGAATCGTTGACAATCCTACCAGTGGGTTATGGTTACAGTATGGTGTTTCAGGTGCAGACACCCATAATATGACAATAAGTGGTATGAATGCCACTAATTTAAATGCACTTGAAGTAAAAGCAAAGAATTTAACTGTAAATGGTAGTAAAGTATGGCATGCTGGTAATGATGGTACAGGTAGTGGACTAGATGCTGACTTGTTAGATGGGTATCATATAAATAATATTCAATTGGGTGGATGGTATAATTTTGTAACATATCAATATATAGATAATGTTACATATTATAATTGGATAAAACTACTTGATCTTTCTCAAATTGAAACTAATGGATATATAGAAGTAGAAATTGATGTTCCTGGAGATAATAATTACCCAACCTTAGAAAAATTATTTATAAAAGTATCAAGATTCAATGATAATAATAAATATAATTCTATAAGTTTAAAAGTAAATGGATTATTAGATAATCAAATTGAAGTTCTGTCTAAAATAGATAATAATAAAACAGTATGGATATGTATTAAGTCTGCGTGGAATGGTAATAAATCTAGGATCAGATTGGTAGGGCAGGAATCAATAAACATTAATCTTTCTTCACTTACTACTCAAACTAATGAACCTGAAGGGGGATCAGAAATAATTCATGGTAAGGGTGGTATCAGATTAGATCTTGTAACCAATACTTTTGGGTATTATTATGAACCGAATTTTAATGAAGAAGATTTAGCATACTGGTATGAAAACAATGAAAACGCTTCATCTACAACGTGTTTGACAGGTGGTAATAGAAATGTAATTGAATCATTAAGAAGTAAGTTCAAGAGATGTATTGCTAAACCATATGGAGATGATGCTGCATTAATTAGTTATTGTAATGAAAGTCATTCTAAGAAATGGCCAGATAATACAGACATAACTTATACTGGAAGAAACCAAGAAAACATGATGGTGCATTTCCCTAAATATTACCATAAAACTATTGAAAGAAGTCCTGGTATTTGGAGAACATATATATCTGAACAACAAATAGATAGTGATTACATTGAAGAACCTGAAAGATTAGTAGGAGTTTATGAAGCTTACAAATATTCAGATCTCAATTGGTTGTGTAGTGATGGAGGAGTAGAATCTACTCATTCACAAACATTAGCAACATTTGTAACACAAGCTAAAGCAAATGGTTCAATGTGGAGTATACAGGATTATAGAATTCATGCAACAATAGCTAGAATGTTCTGTGCTTACTACAAGACTACTAACATTAGTACTTCTAATTCAGCAATACCTTGTTCTGGTGGTACTAAACTGTATAATGCTGGTAAAACAGGTGGTACTATATCCTTAGGTAATAAGGATGGTAGACTGGCAACTTTAGAAGATTCTGCACATTATTCCACTAGCTTCTTAGGACTTGAAGACTGCTATTACAGTAAGTGGGAGTTTGTACAAGGAATA